GTCGGCCGCCCCATTGCGGCCGGATTTCGGCCATCCCCCCCCTTGCGGCTGTCGCGAGCCTTGCCATGAATGGCGGAATTCCGCCGTTTTCTACGACCGCAGACGCGCTGCGCGACGCTCCATCGTCTTGCGCGAATGGCATGAACCACATCGTGCCATCCCATTGGCGACATCTAGCGGCGCACCACCGTCGACGCGCTCAACGATGTGGTCAGCGAACAGTCTCCGCCCATCGCGCGGCATGGCAGGGTCATGCATCGGATCCTGACATCGGAACCCTGCAGCGCGGACGACAGCACGAGCCCATTGCTTGTGCTCTGGTGTGCGGTAGTGAGGGTCGACTGCCTTGCTAGGAGGGCGGATCGCGCGATTATCAGCGATCCGAATCAGCCTATCTAACGCGCGAAGTCGCGCCATTAGCTGCCGAGTCTGGCCAATCTAGCGGAATTCATGCGGCCAGCCCGCCCAGCTCGTCAATAGATATCCACAATGGCGCGAGTTGAACTACCGTGATGATAGAGCGCATCGAGCTGGTCGAGCGACGCGCGCAGCCAGTCAGATCCCGTCCCTTCTCTGATCCGAAACCGGCAATCGAACTCGGTTGGCGACTTGTTCCCCACCACCACCCACCAAAACACCGTGTCCGAGTTGAGCCCGAGGTGGTTCATCACCCACCTGACCTCGGTGATGGCGTTGAGCTGCCGCTCAGGCATGGCCGTGCGGCTCCCAGGAGCCACCCTGATGCCGTCGCCGAGTGGGGAGCCACTTCCCCCACCCGTGGCGAGGCTCAGAGCGTCCAGGAACCGCGTTGCAGCGTCGTGGTGGCGCTTTGTGATGACCTTCCTCGTCAGCATCTCGCCTAGGGAGGTGCGTCGCCTGGCTCCACGGACCACAGGACGGTTGCCCCGGCGGTCTGGCGTTCGGTCAATGTCCTCCCGCGTCTCGAGGATAATCTCGGCCGCACCGACGTAGCTCATCCGTCCGTCCTCCCCGCGCAGCACGCATGGCCCGAAGTCGCTCGTCTCGACGACGGACGCTGCTGCCAGTCTCGATCTCATTGGGTGTCCATATCGAGGCGCTGGACGCCGTGGTCGACTAACTCGGCGTCGCCATCCACACCCAGGGTCACATCGTCGCCGATGACCATAACCGAACCCGGCGCCGGATTGAGTGAAGAGCCGACGAATTCTGAGAACAACGCCTTAAGCCGCTCGGCATCTTCCAGGCGCAGACGCCCAGGGCAGCAGAGCGCCAAAACGCTGTTCTCGGAGCGCACGATTGCTTGGAGCACACGGACATCCAGCGGTGGCGGCCCCCTCACCCCGCTGTGGTCAAAGAGGCGCGAATAGTCCGGCGTGTACATCCGTGCTGCATGGTTCGAAACCGCGGCGGCTAGTTTTGTGTCGCCGATCACCTTCAACGCCTCACTCACGATGCAAAGCGCCTCATAGGCGACACCCCATTGCATCGGTTCCTTCTTTGGTTTTCCGGCGGTTCTCATGTGCATTCCATCCGGATGCGAGGTCTGGTCACCAGTAAGTCCCGCGGGTGAACAGAACGACGACGATCAGGATCACCAGGATGATGACGATCCCGCTCATCCCGCTGGGACCGTAGTACTCGCGCCGATAGCCGTAGTACCCGCCGCCGCCGAACAGCAGCAGCAGAACGAGGATCACCAGGATGAGGCTCATAATACGCCCTTCTCTTTCAGGAGCTGCTGTTCCGCTGGCGTCCAGCAGGCATCGGTGGCTGCCAGTTCAAGCTCTCGCTTGTCGATCTCAACCGACATCATCAGCGCCATCTTGTTGACGATGCGCCTGATGGTTTCCTCACCGTGTCGGTCGCCGAGTATCTGGAGGCAATCGCGGACATAACGATCCGTATTTTCCATCAGTTGTTCCGGGATCGTGGGCATTTAGGTGCTCCCTTCTTTCGCGGCTTCCAATTCGGATCGGAAGCGTTCCAGCGCGATCGAGTAGCGTTCGCCGGATGGCATGACGAAGCGCTGATGTTTGGCGGCGGGGTGTGTGTACTCGTGCAGCATGCCGCCTTGTGGCGGCTCCTCGACAAAGCCTAGCCTGATCATCTCGGCCTCGAACTCGAGGAACGCGATTGCGCCTCGGCGCGCTGCGCGTTCGGTGTAGCTGATCACCAAAATGATCCGTGTTGTTCAGCCTCGCGCTCGACACGGCGCAGGTAGTCGAGCAGGCCGCGCATCAGTTCGCGATCGTCGATCGATGTCAGGTGCAGCGTCATTTCACCAGCACCGGGACGCGCTTACGGCCGTTCGGCAGCGGATCACCTGCAGTGAGCAAGTTCAATCGTGCCGCGGCGGCGGCCGCCGTGCGCGCGTTGAGATTATCGGCGGTTGCACGTCGATAAGCGGCGATCAGTTGGACCCTGGAAAGGTGCCGCGGCCCAAGACCGCTTCGGTTCTTCGGGGGTTGCCGGCCGTGCAGCACGGCATGACACCGCTCGCAGAGCACTAACAAATCGTCGGGTTGCTCCCAGCCCAACCGCTCATAGGTCAGGTGGTGGACTTCCAGACGATATGGCACGTCCAGGCCGGCGATCTCAGCGTCGGTTAGCCACCGAACCGCATCGTCCGGACAAGCTGGGCTCTGGCATCGCCACTGGGCACGAATGAGAGCCTGATGCCTGACGTCTCTCCATCGTGGGGAGCGCAGATAGTCCTCGTATGCCAACCGCATCCGAGAGGTCATTTCACGCCGCCGTGATGCGCCATTGCGCCGATAAAATGCGCCAATAAGTGCGCCGATAAACGGCTCCGGGTTAGGGGATGGTGCGCCATTCTCCTGCCGTTAGGCAGAAATGGCGCAACAGCACCCTCCGCCGGGCTTTTTCGCCAGGTTTTTGCGCCATTAAATGCGCCATTAACGAGTTGTGGTGGTGCCTGGGCGCAGGGCATCGTTGACCTCCAAACCGACCCTGTTTTTGCGCTGGGAGGCGTCATGGTAGCTCTCCTTGTGCAACAGTCCGGTCTTGATCCAGACACGGATCACCTCGGCCGCCTGGGCCTCTTTCAGACCCAAAAGATCGACCAGTACGCGGCCCGCCCAACGCTCGTCGGAACGGCGGGTGTGGCTATATCGGGAACCGTCGGGAAACCCGCTGGCGATCTTGTCGAGCGCCTCGTTAGCGTCAGCCACACTGACAAGCTCCCAAACAGACGGCTGCTTCCAGTTCTCGATCACGACGACATCGTCGCCGTGCGGATACTCGGGCGTGCCGTTGTCCAGCTTGACGTGGTTGAGGTGATACCAAGTCGCGGCCGCAGCGCGCGGCGCTAGGTTAGCCTTGGCGTCGTCGAGGCGGACATACTGAAGCCGATCGTCTTCGGAGATGCCGAGCAGCTCGGCCTCGGCGGCAGACATCGACGAGAGCAGCAGCCCGATCCTCGCGCTGTCGGTCAGCGCCTTGGCGCCGCGCGCAGCCTCGATGCTATCCACGGTGCCCTTCCTGACATGATGGGCCAGCAGCACGGCGCAGTTGCCGAAACGAGCCACACGACGCCACGCGGCCGCAGCACGGATCATGTGCGGGTTGCTGTTCTCCTCAAGCTCGTGGCTCTCGGCGAACGGATCGACGCCGAGGACGCCGATCTTGTTGTCGCGGACGCACTCGATAATGCGTCGCTCATCCGGGTGGACGACCTCGAAACCATCCTCGCCCTCTGCTGCGATCAGCACCTTCTGCTCGGCCGGCGACATGAAGAACTTGCCGCGGATGTCCTCGTCGGCGACGTTGTAGAAACGGCCGATCGCCGCGAGCCTGCGGTCAATCTCGTCCTGTGGATCCTCAAGGTTGAGCAGCGCGGTATTGCACTGCTGATAGACGTTGTGCCCCAGCAACTTCCGACCGGTCGCGCAGGCGATGCACAGGCCGAGGATCAGACTCGACTTGCCAGTGCCTCCAGGCGCGACAAGCAGCGATACGAAGCCGCGTACCAAGTGCCGCCCATAGATCCACTGTCGAGGAAGGATGTCCTTCTCTGGCGGTATCGACGCAGCGCGCAGGACGAACGGCGTCGTTATCATGTCCGCAACCACCTCAAGATGCCCCTGCCGGAAATGACGATCAGGCATGGCGACGCCTCCGAGGTTTTGCAGCGAGGTCGATCTTGTGCAGCAGGGGCATGAGTAGTTCATCATCGACGAACACACCCCAGTGCCGTTTCATCTCGTCGGCGGCTTGGATGATGACCTGCTCTGACATGCGCGAGCGGCACATACTCCAGAGCCGTCGTCTCAGCGCGTCGATGAAGCGTGCGCCATGGGCAATAGCATCGGCCCACTCGGAGTTGCAGGCCGTGATGATCTCGTCGTGGCTGGCCTTGCACTGAAAGCCAAAGCCGATCCCAGCCTCGAAGCTTTCATACTGGAGCGAGCAGTTTGACGGCCCTGTCAGGAGGTGCTCGAGCGCCAGGTCGCGCGTGTAGAGGTGAATCTGCTCACGGATCCAGCGCATGCGGTGCGCTGACGTGACCCAGTCGCCAGATGGCGGGATAGGAGCCGCATAAATGCTGGGCTGGTGCTGCATCAGATCAGCCCCAGGATGCGGTAGTGGCGCTCAACCTGGGTCGGCGCCATGCAGAGATCTTTTGCTACCTGTTCGATGCTCGGCAGCAAGCCCGTCTGAGCGAGTGCTCGGTCGCAATAAGCCTGGATCGTGGCGGTGCGCGGCGTGGCATCCCGGTGCTCGCCGCGATAGCGCAGCGAGAGCGCGGACTTCTGGCCTCCGCCATGATGATGCGCGCGGGCCATCAGGTGGCCCCGGCGCGGCCCGAGGGGCGGGAGCTAGCCCGGTCGCCCGGACTAGCCCCCTGCCTTACCGCCGACGTATGATCATCTTGACCCTGAGGTCGACGACCACCACTATCCACGGCAGGAGCTTGTGATGTTCTAGCATCACAGTCCTCCCTCTGAGACGCCGGCAGGCCCACCCTGCCGGCGTTTCCGTTTTCTGGGAGTTCGAGCGGGCAGTCAAACGTCCGGTAGACGCGGCCGGTGGAGCGCACGCGGATGATGTAGTGGCCGCGGGAACGCGCCCCGTTGCCACAGGCGACATCGATCATTCGCTGCTTGGCAAGCCATCGGATCGATATAGCAAGGCGACATGGATCGATGGGCATGACCGGCAAGAGCTGCACGCAGATCTCCTCGAGTTGCGGCAACTCCTCGTCGTCACGCACGACCAGCCACTCGTAGAACACCGAGGCAGCGCGCGTGGTCCATGAGTGGGAGGAAGTCATGCGGCACCCGCCACAGCCAGCTCATTCGCTGCATCACGGCGGTCGCCGCTGCGCGTCAGATAGTGGAACACCTTCGGCGCCTTATCGAGGAACCGATAGCGAGGTCCACCGGGTTGTTCTTTTCTATACATATTCGACTTGAGGAACACGGCGCACCCGGCGTCGTCGGCTTGGCGCATGAGATCGTCGAGCCAGGAGAAAGGCGGGATCCACTTCGGGGTTTCGCTGGATGGCGATGCGCCACCGATCACTATCATGTCGAACCGGTCGAGGTGACGGAAACGCAGTGGCTCGATCAGCGGTTCGCATGAGAGCCATTTCACCTTGGCGGTTACGCGCGCGAACGCCTCCTCCGCAGCAGTGACACGCACCTGGCAGTCGACAGTTGTGCCCATCCAGACATTGGCTGGGATCTCGAACTCGGCCATGCGCTTGGGGAACTTCGTCAGCATCAGGAATTCCCACAGCTTCGCTTCGTCTGCGACACGCAGCACGGCTTCGATCCATTCGGCTGGCACCCAACGTCCGAATAGGTCTGTCATCGATCCGGTGAAGATGCGCCGCTCACGCTGGTCTTCGCTTTCGCGCGGCAGGAAGTTGAGCGGTGCGGACAGCCGGTCGGCGCGTAGTGTTGGCGTGAAGCCATTCGGGAATGGCGATGTGCCTGCGAACCGCTCGGCGATGTCTCGCGCATAGCAATATGGGCAATTGTGGAGACACCCTGTGATCGGGTTCCATGTCCACTTGGCCCAGTCGATGAGGTTGTCATCCTCGCCGCTCTTCTGCTGGTTGAGCTTCGCCTCCGGGTTGCGATGTTTGAGGTGAGCCCGCTGCAGGCTGGCCGATAGGTTTGCCCACTGCTCCACCGTCTGGGGCTCAATGTTGACTGGCTTAGCCTTAGCCTTCGGTTGTGCCTTCTTGGTCGGTGCGGGCTTTGGCTTGTTCGCCCGCACGGTCTTTGCTGCATGGGACACAGAGATCTTGCCGTCTCCCACCTGACCGATAACCTCGTCGTCGCCACTCGTTAGGACAGCGCGCGCGTCTTTGACGGATCTGGTGCTGACATTAAAGAGGTCGGCTGCCTGTTGGATGGAAGTGGGCGAATTTGCCCCCTTACCCGGCCTGTGGGCTGGCATGGTCGCAAATCGCGCAGCGACTATCGCCCGCTCTGACGTATCGAGATGCCGCCTGATCAGGTTGGCCGAGACGACGAACTTCCGCGCTGCCGCTTCATCGCCGCCAAACGTCTCGAACCGGGGTTCGACACCAGCTTGGCTGCATGCCCGATAACGGCTCCAACCATCCAAGACTTGCTCATCGAACAACGTGATCGGTGAGCGCAGTCCGTTCGCAACAATGTCGGCACGCAACTCTGCGAATGCTGCGTCTGTCATCGCAGGGAATGCCGCCGACAGTGGGTGCTGCTGATAGTCAGTCATGATGTTTTTCCATGCGCTATGCAGTGACAGTCATGACAGATCGGCTTCAGGTTGCTGGGCACATCGAACATGCCCCACGGCGGGTATTTCAGATGATGGACTTCGGTCGCCGGATTGCCGCATGCGCAGAGCCCTTTGGCCCTTCGCATCGCTATCGCGCGAGCCGTGCGAAACACTGGATGATCTAGGTATTCGCGATACGTTTGGTATGGCGAATTCGAGCTTGCTCTGCCGTCGTCCCTCTGCGACATCGAGAATGTGGTTCCCCATTTCGCTGGTTGAATTATATAGGCCGAGCGCGCGGTGATCGCCGGCTGGATAGTTGCGTCCGATGGCAATCAGGAATGTGTCGCCACCGTGAGAGGTGTGCCCGACTACCCAGTGTTTCTTGTGCAGAGATGCCAGCAACATTCTGGGCGGCAGCACGTTGTGCCCGTGCGGAGCCTGCATCCGGTAGGTTCTGGTATTCACATTGAGCACTAAGTCGATGCTCTCGAACTTCGGCAGAAACCATTGAAGCGCCCTGATCGGGACGCCCTCGTTGTCCTTATTGCGATACCAATATGCGTTAGGGTCGCATAGGACCGAGCCCATGGCTTTGCTCGCCTTCTCCCCTGATCGCAGGATGTGGAACCCAAAAAGCAGAAGCGCTTCTTCATTGTCGCCAGGAAGCAGTACTGATGAGCGAGCACGAGTGCCCAAGGTGCGCTGCAGTGTGGCCATATAGCCGTCATTGATGTCGCAGAAGAACGGTCTCGGATGCAGACCGCGCAGGCATTTGTCAGCCGCATCCCAAAACACCACCGGACTGCCGGGGACGCCAACTGCAGCGTTGAAGCCAGATCCCGCGTTGGCATCGAAATGCCAATAGCTGTAGCCTTTTCCTTCAAAGCGCGGACGTGACGCTATCAACATATTTACAGACAAAGCCGAGCCGATGCGACGCACCTTGTCGATCGTACTCACGCTTTGACCTTGGACTGTCATGCCGCCCTCTCATTGCTCATCAGCCCTGCATGGAACATGCATAAATTCCGATCTGGTTTGGCGCGCTTCAGCACGATGCCAACCTCGCGCACCGCTTCAGTGCCGGGGATCACCACGACGGCCTGTGCGCCGCAGCGGCAGCGACGCTTATCAAACCGCGCAGCGAGTTCTGCATGCCAGCATTGGGTCTCGGCAGCGCGCTGTTCTTGCGTCATCGCGTTGCCTCTCGATCGCGCGCGACGCGCAGCCAATAGATCATTTCGCCAAGCTGAGTCCGCGCCAACGCGGTGGCCCTCGACTGAGGTTCAATTCGATCGATGAACGCGCTGCAGTGAGCGCGCAGCTCGTCGATGTCCGCATTGGGTTCGGCAGGTATCTCGGTGCTGCTCATGCCATCACCCTAAACCGACGCGTCAGGCCCCAGGCCTCGACGGTCTCAAGCACCTGATGCTTGGTCCAGCAGATCTTTACCGGGATCCCGGCCGTGAGCAGACCCCTGCAGAAGATCTTCTGATCATCGCTAAGCGGTTCGCTAGCGTTGCGCTTCAACTCGATAGCGTAGCCGCGTTGCTGGTACCAAAACACCATGTCGGGGATACCGGCTTTGACGCCGCGCGCCTTCCGTTTCTGCGCTTCAATCAACCCAATCGGGACGCCGCTGCGACCGAGGCGCATATCCAGCGAGTGAGCATGATCGACGGATGTCCACTGGACATCTGGCAGCAGGATGATGCGCAGCATCTTCGCGCACGAGATCTCCAGCTCGTGTTCGGTTTGTTCGTACTCAACTAGCTTGAGAACTGGCGTGGCAACTGTGCGGCCCATGGTATGGGCCGATCAGAGGATGTTCGCTTGTTCTCCACTCGCCTTCGATGGTCGCCCGCGCTTGCGTGCTGCTGGTGCTGTGCGGCCGTTGGTGCGGGCGCCGTTGGCAGCCTTCTTCGGTGCCATCTCGTTGGCGATCTTCTTCTGGCCCTTCAGCCAGATCTTATGCCCCTCCAGCCAACCGCGGTCATAGGCCGCGTGCTCAGCCGATCCTACCAGATTGGGGTTGGTGCCACGCTCGTGGCCAGCCCTGCCGAAGGACGATCCCATGTCACGAGCTTCCCATTCGCGCTGCTCGGCCGCTGTCTTGGCATCGACCGTCGCCGCCTCAGGCTCGCCGAACATCGCAAGCTGCATGCCGATCGGTAGCTTGAGCCACCCGGCATAGATCTGGAGATGCCTGATCTGCATCTCAGCTTCGTCGGTACCGAGGTCCGCCAGCTTCTCCAGGGTCTTGAGTGCGTCGAGGTCGATGCCATCACCCTTGGCGGATTTCTTGGCACGGGCGACGGCCGTGCCTGTATCGGCGTGTGCCTTCTTGCAGTCGCGTATCGTGCGGTAGTGCTTCAGGAACACATCGGGTGGCACGTTGTGCGAACGGGCTTCAGCCAGCGATCCAACTTTTGCTTGTGCCATTTCTATCCCCAGTTGGAGTTTGTTGTCAGGTCAGCCGCGCTTCTCGAACCAACGCGCGATCTTCAATGTTCGCCGAGCAACTCCCAGGAATAGGCGGGCCACATGCCGCGACAGCCATTGCCGCATCCTTCCCCTCTCGCGCGTTTAGCTGCGCCTCTAACTGGTCGAGTTCCGCTTTAAGCCTGAGCCGCCGTTCGCGCAGCAGCCTTAGGTCTGCCGCCCACAGCCGGTCAGCCTCGGTCATTGGTACCTCCTTCGCGCCCAGCCTCGGCACGACGCGCGCAGAAATCCCCGACCGCATAGCTACCGTTGGCCATTGCCACCCATATCCGGCAGCGCACGACGGCCAGCTTCCGCCACACCCGTCGCATTGGCTGCGATCCTTCTGTCCCGGAGTTTTGCTAGGTCGTTCTCAAGCCGCTGTTCCTGTAGCGCGAGCGACACATCATCGAGGCCGGCCATGCGAAGCATTGCATCGACGATGCGATGCGATGCCGCCATAAGGCGCGCGACCGCCACCGCGTCCGGTATCGTCTCGCCGCGTTGGTAGCGTCCTGCGGTCGCAACCGAACAGCCGGCGGCCCGCGCTACATCCTTAGCGCTACCAAATTCGCGAATGGATTGCGCAAGTGTGTCGCTCACTTGCTCATTCCTGATACTCCGCTGCTCACCCATGAACCGCCCTCCCGTGCCACTCTCTCGGCATCGGAGAACGGGAACAGGGAGGCGGAGGCTACTGAAGCGATGGAGGTACACGCCGGAGGAACGACGATGCAGCCCGCGCGCATGGTGAGCGCCTGCACGCACGGAGAAGGAAAGATCGCCCCGCTGACCGGGTTCGTTACGTCGCAGTCAGCGGGGCAGTTCAGCGAGTAGGAGTCCCGCAAGCTGCGGGCGGGGGCGGCCGCGGTCATGCGGCCTCCATCGGTCCGGCGCACTGCGGCGCCGGATACAGGTCCGGCCGAAGCTCCCGGCCGGGAATTCCCGTGATGTGCTCCACCATCGGAAGGTGTCGCGCGGGAATTCGGCTCCACTGGGTCACCGCCGAGGGGACGACCCCCAGCTTTTCCGCAAGCTTTGAGGGGCCGCCAGTTTCTTTGAGAACTCGCTTCAGGGGCTCGTCGTAATCTGCCATACGTGTGAGGATGTGCAGTATTCCTGCATACAGTCAAGATTTAGCTTTCCTGCATCGCGGGATCCACGCAGCATCGGCATGCTTCCCTGCGTGTCGAACAGCACGCATAGGCGTCAAACGGGCAGTCGTCTCGGAGTTGCCATCGAGGCGCTCGGCAAAACGCAGGCCGAAGTTTGCCGCACCCTCGGTGTCAGCCCGTCAAAACTTGGGAATTGGATACGTGGGGACTATTACCCGGACCCGTACTTCGTGGCCCAGTTTTGCGATCGCTACGGCATCACAGCAGATTGGATCTATCGGAACCAGGCCGGGGCTGTGGCCGGGGACGTGGGGGACGCCCTATGGGTGGCGGCGCGGGCATTCGAATCGGACCGTCCGGAACTGGCTCTCCCGGCGCCCGGCCAACCCGAAGCGAAGCCGAAGGCGCCGCGCGGCAGGCCGAAGAAAATAAATGCAGGATAGCTGCATCTGATTGTTGACGATGCAGGAAACCTGAAATACCTTCGCCTCCTCGATCGGAGGCATCGGCGTGGAGCTTCATTCTTCTTCCTCCCTTACCAGCGTGCACGGGATCGCGCACGCCGATGGGACGTTAGTCGGCGACAGGGCGCGGCTGTGATGGCTAGAGGGCCTGCAGCGCCGCAGCTCCGGCCGCCCTCAGCCGGGACCGGCGCCGCCGCGTGGAATGCTGATTTTCGCGGAGCACGCCGGGCACGCCCAGAGCGAAACCAGGCCGCCGGCCTGCGGTACTCGCATCGGCATTTCCTGCAGAACGAACTTCTTTCTGTTCTGGTAACATGCTGCGCAAATCCAATGCGCTGGTTCGGCGCCGCGTGCGCCGGGCTTCACAGAATAAGCGAATGCTCCGGGAGCAACCTGCTTCAGCTCATACCGCTGCTTCTCAGCGTCCCATGTTTCAAAGCGAGTCATTTCTTTTTCAAGATAGCTTACACGCTCAACCAACGCCGCTTGCGCAACTTGTGCTCCCAGGATTTCTTTCTGCAATTCTATGACCGCCCGGTCCCGAACGGTGGCGTCGTTGATGTCCTTCAAGGACTTCGCCATATCAAACATGGCCTTGAAGGCGCTTATGCCTCCGAGCACCTCAGCTACCATCGTAATTCGCTCCCTGGTTGGTGTGGTAACCCCAGGGTAGCGAACGGGGAGGCGCCAGTCATTCCGCCTCCCCAAGTTCTCGCGGTTGCTGCCCGCGTCGAGGCGCACACACCGTGAGCACGATTGAGCAGCTCGCCCGCGCCGAAGACCGCCGTCACTGGCGCCGGTTCCAGCGCAGCCCGCGGCGCGCCCAAGCACTCAGGGTCATCGGCACGGCGGTCGGCGCGGTGATCTTGTGGGCGACGATCATTGCGATTTTGTGAGGAAGCGATGAGCGAACAGACACCGCCTGATCCGCTCCTGACCGCGCTTCGCGAGCGCGAGGTGGCTTTGCTCAACGAGCTGGCAGAGGCGAACCAAGCCGTCGCGGCGATCAACGGTCGCATCTCAGAGGTCCGCGATTACCCACTGGATGCCGCTGCCTGACCCACCGGGAGGCTATGATGGCTGATCGCACATACCTCGAGGACTTGTCGCGACGGCTGGCTGACGAGGGCAAGCTGATCGAAGCGGGCTGGGTGGCGATGCGCATCACGATGATTCCGCTGGATGCGCCAGCGGTGCACTTGCAGGAAATGCGCCTCGTCTACATGGCGGGCGCGCAGCATCTGTTTGCCTCGATCATGATGATCCTCGAGCCCGGCACTGAGGCAACCGACGCCGATATGCGGCGCATCGACCTGATCGATCGCGAACTGAAGGCGTTCGGCAAGGAGCTCGAACTGCGTGTTGCGCGGACGAAGGGATCGGCATGATGTTCACCCGCCGCATCCTTGCGCGCGTCGAAAACCTCGATGATGCGTTCCCCGAGCTGGACTGGATCGAGAGCCGCACCCGCATTCTGGGCGAGCCCTTCGGTGTTGCGGTTCGGAGCATCCAGGATCTGATCGACGACGGCTCCATCATCGTCGTGCGCGAAGAGCCTGTGCCGTGATCGAACTCCCCGGCATCTACACCATCTCCGACCGCGAGTATCACGCGGATCCGGTGGCTGCCGCGCCCTCCTTTTCGCGCTCGATCGGCAAGCTGATGATCGAGGCCAGTCCGTTGCACGCCTGGTCGCAGCACCCGCGTCTCGGCGGATCCGCGCCGACCGGACCCGCAGCCGGGGATGACGACATGGACGTTGGCACCGCCGCGCACGCACTGTTCCTCGAAGGCACCGACAAAGTTCAGCGCATCGAGTTCGACAGCTATCGCACCAATGCCGCCAAAGAGGCCCGCGATGCGGCTATGGCGGCCGGTAAGATCCCGTTAAAGCCCAAACAGTATGACGGCACCATGCGCGTTGTGGATGCGCTAGAGCACTTCCGCCAGGCCTCCGGTCTATTCACCAAAGGCAAGCCCGAGCAGACCGTCATATGGAACGAAGGCGAAGGCCTGTGGTGCCGGTGCCGGATTGACTGGCTGCCCGATGATCCGGCTGTACCGTTGCTCGACCTGAAGACGACTGGCGGACTGGCGACGGCCGCATGCTGGGGCCGGCAATGCTTCCAATTCGGCGCCGATATTCAGGCTTCGATGTATCCGCGCGGCTGCGAATTCGTCCGCGGTGAGCCGCCAGAGGGAATGCTGTTCGTCGTGGCAGAAACCTCCCCGCCCTACGCCATCCGCGTTTTTGCCCTCGATCCGATCGCCGTCGAGGTCGGGGCGGCGAAGGCAGCAGCAGCGCGTGCCGCCTGGGTGCAGTGCCTCGCTGCCGACAAGTGGCCGAGCTATCCGCGCGAGACCGAGTGGATCCTGCCACCGCCGTGGATCGTGCGGCAGTGGGAGGAGGCCAAGGTTGGTGGCATCGGCCGCGCCGTCGAGGACACCGCGTTCATCGAGAAGATGATCCGCCTGCAGAGCTGGGGCGGCTGATGCCTGACGGCGATTCTGCACGCACGATCGTCTTCCGGAGGGCAACCCGCGGCATCGTCTCTCCGCTCATCCTTCTGACCGGAGGCTCTGGCACTGGCAAGAGCTACTCCATGATGCGGTTGATGCGCGGTTATGTCGGGCCGGAGGGAAGGATCTTCATCATCGACACCGACAACGGCAGAGCAAGACTTTACGCTGGTGAATTCGATTTCTTCCATTACGACTTGCAGCCACCATTCCGACCGCGCGACTTTGAAGCAGCGATCCTCGAGGCGCAGAAGCAAAAGGCCGACATCATCGGCGTCGACAACATCAGCCACGAACACTACGCGACCAACGAGTATCACGACGAGGAGGTGCAGCGTCTGAGTAGAGGCGACCCGGCCAGGGCCGAGGCGGTGAAGATGCTCGCATGGGTCAAGCCAAAGATGGAGCACAAACACCTATTCCTGACGGCCTATCGCGCCAACGTGCCGATCGTCTTTTGCGCCCAGGCCGAACGGAAGCTCACCATGGTCAAGCAGACCGAGGGCAAGGATAAAGGCAAGATCGTGCCGGTTGATCTGGGTTATCAGCCGATCTGTGGCGCCGATCTGCCTTACGCTATGACAATGGCGTTCATCTTGGACGACGTGAACAATCCAGGCGTCCCGCGGCCGATCAAAGCTCTGCTGCCGGATCTGAAGCCAATCATCCAGCTTGACCGCCCGCTCGATGAGGAAACCGGCCAGCGCATCGCCGCGTGGGCCAGGGGCGAAAAAGAACCAGCTTCCCGATCCACACACGGGACATCGTCCGGGGAAGCGGGCCAGGCAGAGGAAACACCGTCAGTAGAGCAGCCGCCGCCCGAGCCTGAGAAGCCGCAAGATGATGAAGCTCCCTCCCGTTCACAGAAGCACCGGCGTCATGTTGACGAGGCCCACATCGAGGCCGGCGCGAAAGAGATCCGGGACAAGTTCCTGGGTGTTGGCGATCGGGGCACGTACTTCGCTCTTGTCGATGACGCCGATATTCGCCGGCAGATGGAATGGCTGAAGAAGCACCGGCGCCCGCTCTATGACGCCGAGGTAGAGCCAGCCCGCAAGGGAGCGTGGGATCGGACTGATCCGAAGAACACGCAAGGAGACCTGATGCAGCATGGCTGAGCGCGTCGAACTTCTACCGCCCGCACCCTTCACCCCCGATACACTGGCCGATCGGTGGGGATGCAGCGCAAGCCACGTCAAGGCGCTCTGTCGGCGCGGCAGGCTGCCGCACTTTACAGTTGGTCGCGGACTATATCGTATTCCAGCAAGCGCAGTCGGGGAGTTCGAGGCGTGCGGCTCAAACTCTATCGCGGGTGGTGGTACGCCGTCTGGCGCGAGGACGGGGCCACGCAGCGGCGCGCGCTTCGCACCAAAGATCGTGATGCTGCCCAGCGGGCAATAGACGACCTACAACGCAGGGTGTCCGAACCGGCCGCGGCAGTCTCAGGCATCTATCCAGCCTACTTGGCGGACAAGGGCACCGAGCGCGCCGTGTGGGCATGGAAACGTCTGCAACCGACCTTCGGCGCCATGCGACCAGATCAGATCGACCGCAAGGCGTGCCGGGCCTATGTCGCCACCAGGCGCCGCGCAAGCGCCACCGATGGCACGATCCACACCGAGCTGACATTCCTCCGCGCCGCCCTCCGCTGGCATGACAAGAACACGCAGGCCGTGGTGGAGCTCCCATCGAAGCCGCCGCCGGCTGATCGTTACCTGACGAAGCCCCAGTACGAACGGCTGGTGGACGCCGCCGAAGCGCCGCATGTACACTTGTTCATCGTCCTGGCGCTGGCCAGCGCAGGGCGCCTGACGGCAATCCTGCAACTGACCTGGGATCGGGTGGATTTCGAGCGCGGCGTGATCCGGCTCGGCACAGGCGAGAAACTGCGCAAGGGTCGCGCGACGGTCCCTATGACAGACCGAGCCAGGACAGCGCTGCTGAAGGCGGCCGAAGCGCGCACCTCAACGCATGTCATCGAATATGGCGGCAAGCCGATCGCGCGGATCCGTAAGGCGCTCACTGCCGTTGCCATAGCGGCCGGCCTGCCGTGGGTCACACCGCATGTGTTTCGGCATTCCGCCGCGGTGTGGATGGCGGAGGACGGTGTGCCAATGGCGGAGATCGCTCAGGTGCTCGGACACAGTGACAGCAGGATCACCGAAAGAGTCTACGCACGCTTCAGTCCGACCCATCTGCGACGCGCCATTCGGGCGCTTGGGTGACACACAGGGTTCGCAGGTTCAATTTGCTCCTCAGCCTGTGGATGTTCGATGTAAGTTCTCGCGAATCGACCACTGGCGCGGGTGATAAATGGCGGTTTTCCTCGCCGTTAGGGCCACCAATCTGTGTTCGGGACGCAGGGGCCGGAGGTTCGAATCCTCTCACTCCGACCAATTATTTCAAGTACTTATATCATCGGCGCACAGGGTTCGGTGGAGAGAATGGTCCCGTTGCGCTAGAGTTTCGGCGCCGGCGCTGCCCAGCAGGCACGAATTCTTGCAAAGATCGCCGAGGAGCGGCGGCTGCGGCAGGCCCGAATCGGGGCGACTCGGATATGAGTCCTATGTTCTGCTCCCGTTCCAGAGGGCAGCGCCGGTTGAAGAGCCCGGCGGAACGTCCCCCCGTTTCTGGAGGCAGGTATCGATGATCCTCTCGATCATCGCGTTCCGCGCGCTGGTATTGTGTTGAAAGACATACGAGGCCACGCCCAAAAAGACGATGTTCAATAGAACCAACAACAGGAAGGCGGGCGGCAATGCCCTGATGAGCTTCTCGCTCACCGAAGCTAGCAGCCCGCCTGTCCCGTTGCCGTTTGCCTGAGCTGGAGGCGACATTCGCTATGCCGCCTCAACGACGTAGAAGCGATCGCCGTCATCACACGCCGGGCCAACACCAGCTTTGAAGCGGATGGTGCGCTCATGCACGGGCTGCCCGACCCACGCATCCACCACCAGCACCCCCTCGTCGACTTCGGCCACAAAAATCGCGACGTGTGACGAGCCGTCGGTGGCGTTCGCATACCGCCCATCGGGACCGAACGTGCCGATCACCGCGCCGCGTGACACGGCGCCGCCACGCACCTTCTCGCCCTGGCGCAGCGTGGACGAGTGCGTCACGCCAGCGACGATCTGGACGTGACGCATGCAGTGGCCGGTGTCGAGCACCTGACCGAGGCACTCGTACGGATCGTCGGCGACGAACGACATTACTTAGGGGCGGCTGCCGGCGGCAGCGGGGTGCCGGCGGACAGCGAGGGGTCAACGGCAACAAAATTCCACCCCAACGACGGACAGTATGCCAACATCCAATACACTTTCGAAGCGATCGGCGGTGTCACCACCCCGCCCTGACCGCCGGGCAGGGTGTTATCGGGTGCTGCCGGGGGCCGTGCCGGGAGTGTGCCAGAGGGCGGCGTCGGCAGGCCTTGGGACGGGTGCCCAGGACCGCCCGGCAAGCCCTGGCTGGGATGCCCAGGCGACGGCCAGATCGCGCCAGGAGGCGTGCCAGGCGGCGCTGGGACGATAGGCAAAAGGCTACTGGGTGGTGGCCATACGCCGGGTGGTGGCGAGGGAATGTGCCCTGGCAGCCACGGATGCCCGCCGCCCGGCAGATCATGGCCGGGCAGACCCGTACCGGGCAGATCGTGGCCGGGAGAAAGGCCACCGCCGACGACCTCCATGTCCAAGACGCCACCGGTCAGTTGAACTCTTGCCATGATAGTCTCCTTGTTCGAGTTGTAGGCACGCAAGTCCATACGCTCTCGACCACGCGTGGCGTGTGAACGTATGGGGTCGTTTGGTTAGACGATCACCGAGATCATCGGGCCACCGGTTGAAGGCGGCGGAACGTAGATCGCGACCGTGGCCCAGTGCTCCAGCGCAACCTGCGTCACCTGTTGCTGCGGATTGGTTCTCAGCCAGTGCTCTGCGGCGATCTGTGTGGCGAGCGCGCTGGTGACCCCATCAAGTGATGCAAACCCTGAAGGCACAGCATAAGCGAATGGTGTAGTGCCGCCATTGATTGTTGCAGCGTCACCAGTCCATGCACTGGAGAACGCGGGGAATATCGGCGCTGTTACGCCGGATAAAGGCAATCCACCTGTGTTCGTAACAGGGTCCTGCGCGCCACCGCTGCCGCTTCCCATCCAAGGACCGCCAGCACCTGCGAAGGGGATGTTGTTGATCGCCCACCATATTTTATTGTTGGCAACATCCACGGCAACGCGGATAACTTGCCCGGTCGTAAAGTTCGGCGGACTAGGATCAATCTGCACGCCGTTCCGATAGAAGCCTGACGTAGTGGTGTTGAACTTATTGATAAACGCGGCGCCGTTGGTCGAGGCTAGGTTAGCCGAAAGCGAAGCACTGCCATTCATCACGCCAATGCTAAAATATTGCCCCATCGTGCCGCTGACGGTGACTTCAAAATATTGCTTGATCGTGGCTGATATGGCTATCGTGCCGTAAACCGCAGCATTAACCGAACCAGAACCAGCGGAACTGGTCGCAACAAGATTGGCGCCCGACAGCGCAATGGCAGCGTTCTTATGCGAAGGGTCCCATGTGACAGCCATCGCTACGCCACCGTCGTCGGGCCGATCTGCGCGTTATTCACGCCAGTCGCCGTCCACGGTAATCCAGTGCCTGGATCATTGAGGTAGCTCTGCCACGCCCAGCCCCAGCTTGTGGACAGCACGAGCGCGGCGGGTGACGTTGTCGTTGAAACAGACTTCAACTGCACACTAGCCGTGCGTGTGCCCGCGTCAGACTTCTGCATAAAGGCGCGCGTGGTGACCATGATCGTGGCAAGCGGCGTGCTGGCGATGGAGCCGATATTGTAGAAGTCCGCGTGGCCGACCGTGCTGTCGTAGACGTAGCTCGTGGTGCCGTCCTGCTGGGTTTCGTTGACCAGCGCCGCGTTGGTCGGCGAGACATTCATCCCGTTGGAGCCTAAACCGTTAGCCGAAGTATTCGAGAAACCGGCCATCGTTGATGGGAACGATGTTGTGTAGGTCAATGACAACGAGTCAATGCTTTGACTCGCCCCGCCAGTTCCAGACATGCCCGCGTCGGACCACACCGCCACCCAGTAGATCGTCCCTTTTGTTACGGTCGGCCCACCAGTTACTGAAAAGGCAGTAACGCCAGCGGCCGGATTAGTGAGTTCGACAGATGATGCGAGAAGAGCACCGGGGCCGCCACTCGCCCCAGTGTTGTCGTAAAGCGCCATCTTCACATGCCCGGTATATGCCGCTCCAACATTGAACGACAGGCTAACCAGGGTTCCAGTCGTGGGAGCGGTAACTGATGTGGCGCGGATGGTATTTGCCGCACTGACGGCTGTGCTGGCGACATTCCCTGTTGTCTGCGCGAAATAATTTGTCGGCGACCGCGAGAACTGCACGCTGGCATCGCTCGCTGGCATCCGCGTGTAGCAACGGATATCGCCCGCCCATGCCACGCTCGATGCGTCGCTGCGCCAGAGGAGATCGTCGATTTGTGTGTTGTTGACAGTGGCATTCGTCCCAATCGTCAGCTTGTTAGCATAGGCGTTCGCTCCGGGCCGAGTGTTCAGCACCGCTCCGCTGTCAAAATCGTCAGACGCGTTGCCGTTCTTACGGGCACGAAAGCGTCCTGTTGTGTTGTTGATGATGACTTCAAATTCGAACCCAAACCAAGTGTTCTGCGCCGTAACCGCGCCGGTATAAGTCGCCAGCACTGTGCCTGCTGGTGTCGCCGATGTCAGCAGAATGGCGCCATCGCTACGAAACACGATGCAACACTGGTTGGTGGCTACGTCGACCAGTTGGAAATACAGACCGAGCGTAGTGCCGCTCAACGCCGCGGTCTGGCGAAAGGCGACCACAATATGATGCACGGCATCGTTAATATTCGATGCCTTTGTAAAATATACATTGGATGAAGTGATATTTTGAACAGCCTGACCACCAAACCGCCCTGACTGGAGGGTGAAGTTAGCGGGGTTTCCGCTGTCCCAATAGCCCGCAACAGCATCGGCTGTCGCCGCATACAGATCGAACCCATCGCCAAATACCCACGCCATCTCTCAGCTCCATGTCGCGGCGAGGCTAAGCACCGCATCGGTCGGCGAGCCGGTTGCCCCCGTGACGACCGCCGTGATGCGCTGCCCTGCCGTGAAGGTGTTTGCCGCCGTCGCGGTCGCGGTCGCAGGCGTGGCGCTGCTGACGGAGATCGCGCTCAATCCGGTCACGTTCGTCCCGTTGATCTGCACCGCGACAGTGAACGAGCCATTGCCGGTGAAATAGGTCAGGCTGTTGATCGTGCCGCCGTAGGGCGCGTCATAGACAAAATAGGCTGTGCCGTTGGAGGCCGCCGCGCCAGACACCCACTGGGTCTGCATGCGGGCTGCGTTGCGCGCTGTCGGCGGTGTGGCGAGGGTTGTCCAGCTTGGGTTGGCTGCGGCACCGCCGGTCTGCAGCACTTGTCCCGCCGTGCCCGGCGCCAGGGCGCTCCAGGCGCTGCCAGAGCGGTAGAGGACGGTTCCTTGGGTCGATGACAGCGCCGCGTCGAGGAAGGCGCTCAGCGTCGTCCCTATGGGCGCAGCGCTACCCCCTGACGTGTTCGCGACCAGTTGGTTGTTACTGATCGCCGGCACGGTACCGATTGGCCCCATGATGTTGGCGACAATCGAATAGGCGCCCGAGGCCTTTAGATAGACATCTCCGGTGGCGTCATCGAGGTAATAGTCACCGTTGACGCCAAGCCCAACAGCCGGCACGCCCGTACCGTCGCGCCACACTGAGCCTGGCGTGCCTGCCGTGCCGGCGCCTCCCGTGCTGCCGAGATTGCCGGTGCGATCGAACGAGAGCGCGATCTCGTCGGCCGCAGCGAACGGACTGGCGGCAGACGAGCCGAGCATCGCAACAGTCAGCTCGCGGTATCCGGTGTGGCTGACAATCGCCGACAGGCTGAACACGATCCAGTTGGTCGGCACCGAGCGCTCGAACACCCGCACCAGACCCTTCGGACTCGACGTGCTGTCATCAAGACTGTCGATGATGACGGTCCAGTCGGCGCCCGACTGGTCCAGCACGTCAACGTAGATCGCCGTTGCGGTGTTCTGGGTCAACGCATTGAATCGCAGCCCGCCTGGGCCGGGATCGCTGTTCGTGGTCGAGGCGTCGAACACATAGGAGATGTTGACCGCACCACCCGGCGGCCCCTGGATGCCGGGAGGACCAGAACCGCCCGAGCCGTAGCCGACGCAGTCGATGCCGTTGTTCTGGATGATCGCGCCGTTGCCGGCGAGGATCGTCACCGTGCCGCCGGTCGTACCACCGACAACGATACTGAAACCGGAGTTGTTGCGCACGGCGAAGACACGTTTGGCCGGATTGCCGGCGATCGTCATCGGCACGACGAGATTGCGCGCTGTGGTCAGACCTGAGCAATTGAACACGTTGAAGCGGGTGTATTGCACTGCGGTCAGCGTGACATTGCCGCCCGACAGGTCGACGTTGAGCTGATCATTGGCCGCGCCTTCGAGGGCCAACGTCATGTCGTTCAACGTCGTGGTCTTATCCGACTGCGTCGGCGCGACCAGAGGGACTGCGAGGATCGGGGAGACGGCCATGGATTAGCGCACCCTTCTCGCGTGCATCGTGCCGTAGACAATACCAGTTCCATTGAAGGCACTGGTCGCCACGAGATAGATGATGGCTGGCGCGGCCAGCACAATCCGCGTTGCCGGGAGAGGCATGTTGGTCGCCGGCACCGTCACGTTGCCCGAGAGCTGCAGCCGGTTGATCGCCGTGCCGTTGGTCGGGATCTGCGCCGAGACGGTGTTGATGCCACAGGCCAATATGGTTGCCCCGCCTCCAGTGAAAGCAAAGCCGACATCGCCTGACACGCCCCAGTCACCCGCGCTGAGCGTGATCTGGGTAATGTTCACTGTCTGGTTGTTGGTGATGGGCACTGGCGATGCCTGCAACACCTGGGCGGACAGATACTCGCCAACCTGCCCTGCGGGCGGTGTGTCCCCTATCTTTGTGCCAGTCCGCACGAAGGCGGTAGTCGCAATCATGGCGCTGCTGTCGGTCGGCAGCGGCGCCGCTGACTGTGGTGTGCCGATCAGTACGGGCGAATCGCGGTAAGCGTAGGCCTGCAACGTGGCAGCAATCTGATTGGCCGTTTGAAAATTAGATGGGTTGCTAGCCGGATAGTGTGTCTCATCATGCGGGTGCGCGTGATCCGCCCGTGCGAATGCCGTACTGGTGCCGACGAATGCCACACCATCCACGACTGGAACGGTGGTGGCAGCGACCGGGATGTCGGACTTCGCGGCACGCGATACATCCACAGGATGGGTGTGATCGCCACGGCTGAAGCGTCGTGAGGCCCCCGCTGTCGGTGTACCGTCCATCAGCGGTGGGTCGGTCGAGCCTTGGTTCTGCACAAACTCCGTCGTTGCCACCAACTCAGAGTTGTCGTCGATGCCTGGCGTCTGCGTCCGCAAGGTCCCGGACTGGCCGAGGTCGTGAACGAACTTGGTGGTCGCTATGGCATTTGAGGCATCGCTCGGCAGCATGGTTGGTGCTGTCGGCGAACCTTTAAACTGTGGCGAGTCGATCGGTGCGCGAGACTGGTCGGTAGGATGCACATGGTCAGCTCTTGCGTACGTCTCCATTGTGCCGGCAGTCGCCGGCGCGCCCGACATCTCCGGAGTGTGCATGCTGGCGAGCACTGTCATGAAGTTCGCCAGGTCGGCCATCGAGGTGTTGAACGGCGCGTTCGTACCGACCCGCGCGATCGGTACCATGTCGGTCTCCAGCAACGCTTCGGCCGGCGTCGCCTCGCTGATCTTAATATCCGCCATTGTTTATCCCCACAGCCAACCATCCCAGCCACCCGTGCCGTCCTCAAGCCCTAATACCAGACCACCGCCCGGCGGCGGCAGGACGTGCAGGCTGGAGAAGCCGCGTCCGACAATCGCATTGAGCTGATAGATCACCGCGTAGGCCGTGTCGGTCACCGGATCGAACCCGTCCGCCGTCATCATCGCTGCGGTGTAAGTCAACGTCGGCGAGGTAAGCCCGACAAAGGCACGCATGTAGGTCGCCGGATCGGTCGGGTCAAAATCGACAGCATCTGCCTCAGTGCGTAACAGGTAGACCTCATACTCTTCGCTAACCTCGCCCAGCGGCGCGGTATCAGTACCATCCTCCATCATGCCGCCGATCCGCGTGCGGCGGATCCATGTCAGCACGCCGTCAGCCCCGACATGAGAGCGCTCAGCGTTGACCGGCGCATATGGCATCTGATCACGCCCGTGGAACGTGAAGCCGTCCACCAGCGCATCTTCCGGGATCATGCCGACAGTCACGAGGCGATAGAACATGCCTAGGTTGCGCTGACTGAGCTGCACTTGCATCAGGTTGAGCAGCGCCGGGTCAAGGATGACAAAGTGCTCGCCTGCGGTATGGCCGAACGCCATCGTGTCGGTACCGCGCTGGCCGCGTCGCAATGTGGAAAGCTGGTAGCGTCCAGGTCCAAGCGTGACAGCGTCGCGATACTGGATGATCTCGACCTGACCGTTCTCTTTGAGCAGCGCCATGGGGTTCACGAAGTTCGCCATGTCCACGTCGGTGATCGACGATGGCTCATACATCCCGCCAACGATGCCCACGATCATGATGCCGCCGTGCTCTTCGTCCTGCGTTGCGAAGACAGGGGACCAGTCTGCCGGCGGCGTCTCGACATAGCCCCAGGTCGCCTCGCTGGTGGTCGCGTCGAGCGTCGTCCAAAGCGAGCTGGCGGGATCTGCCTGCTGCAGCACGGCTCCCGGCCAGATTATGTCACGCGCGAATGGAGAGCCTGCCCAGTAGCCTCGAACGGCACGCCCGCCCATATCGTCGACATCGCGCAGCAACGGCGTATCGAGCATGATGAGCTGCGACTTGCCGGCGGCGTGTATGTAATGCGAGCCGATCCACGGCACGCCAGGATCTGCCTCGGCGGTCGAGATGTATTGGCCGTCCGTCTCGCCGATCAGTTTCGCTTCCAGCGAATAGTCAACGCCAAGGTTCGTGGGGCCGACGCGCATCCGTGCCGTGTAACCGTCATTCAGCGTCAGCGTGACCGCGTCAGTCGGATCGAGATAATCGAACTCTGGGGATAGCCGGGTCGAGAACGTGTGGCGTTCGTTCCACGCAGTGAACAATAGCTTCTCGGTCATCTGCTTGGCCGGCGTCGAGGTCGAGACGATAGCAAGTTGCACGTCGATCTGATTGTCGGAGTAGACCACCGGGTCGGGATTGCGAATGCGCTTCACCGCTGCGGTGTTGGTCTGGTAGTCGCGATCATGATCCATGTAGGTCATGGTCAGTCGCATCGGCAGCTCAATCTCCTGCTGCCGCGTCTCGATGTAGGGCTCGGCCTTTGACACATCGTCACGGATCAGCTTGTCCTGCGACACGGCGGCAACCACGCCGGCCCCACGGTGCTTGAACTTCAGCATGTAATCCGACTCGACGGCGTCGACCAGGAACGCGCCGATTAACGGAGACAGAATATCGGTCACCGTCGCGCGCTGCGTAATGACGTAACCTTCGATCACGTCGGTGAGGGTCGATACGTCGAAGTCGGCCACGGTGAAGCCGGCGCGCTGACACTGATCGGAGACGATGTCGCCCAGCGTCGTCGACTCGCCACTGCCACGGCCGAGAAAGGCTTTTGCGTAGCTACCTGGTAAGCTGTACGAACCAAGCACGGCCTGAGTCACGCTGTCATAGACCTGAATACCATTCACCGTCTCAAACGGGAACCCGTCACCAGGCACTGTACCAGCGGGATAGGTGTGCAGGATCTTGCCGGTTGCGGTGTCAAATTGCACAACTTTGTTGAACATGAACACGCCCAGCGTGCCGCCGGAAATGCGCGCCTGATTACTGACGTTTCCGGACGGACCGTTGTCGACTTCGGTTTTCCAGACCAGACCGCTCACAGGAGACCACTTAGCCATCCAGGCATGAACAGGAATACTGCCCTCGGTCACCTCAGTGGATGCCGAGAAGATCAGGCTGTCATCCGATTCATCGTAGAGGAACACATGGTATTGTCCTGGGCTGAAGATGCCAGGAGAAAGCGACGGATCGAACTGGTTGGGGTAGATAAGCGTCGTCGAAGTTTCGAACCCGAGAGCTGTCCCGACGATATGGCCAAAGAGTATAGGCCCACCGCCGATGGGCGCCGGACCAAACATCACCCACGCATCGCCGGTGCCAAGCTCGACCTTACCAGACACTATGCCCTGGCAATTAGCCAGCGGAAAACTGCCACGGCTTAGGAAGGTCATCTCTGGGATCGACAGCGCACCCCAGTTCCCGAAGTAATTGCCAACGATCAAAACATCACGGCGTTTACCTGTCGTGTCATAATAGCTAAGCGATCCCATTGTAGTGGGTTGTCCAAAGTGTTCGTCACTAAAATCCACCCATGTCCCCGTAGGAAACTCCGCCGTCTCCTTAAGTGTGTTCTGGTCGACCCGGACGTTTCTACCCGACACCGCGAAGTAGAGTGCGCCATCAGGTCCGACAAGGATGTTGGGGTTAACGATCCCGATAGCGCTGATGCCTCCATCATCGCCTGCGGTCAGGACCTCCGTCATCGGAACTTCACGGATCGTTCGCAGTGAAACTGCGTCTGTTACAATCAGACCGAACGGATCATCCCCTTGCCAGTAGGCAAGATTGCGGTCCCAATCCACAGCGAGCCCGGTGTGACCGGTCGAACCAAATATCGTGTCGGGATTGGTCGCCTGCGTCCACGTCTGATACGGATAGTCCGGGCGCTGGACTTGATAAATTTCACAAGTGATGTTCGGCAAACGATTGCCGTAATTAGCAAGCGGTAGATCCTCGAACACGATGTAACAAGTACCGCGATAGGCCGGGACGTTTTCTACCCCTTTGTCAGCTTGAATGAGACTATCCGGTGTCTGATCTTCCGTGCCAGGATAGAAACGGAACTTCAAGCCGTTCGACGACAGGATCTGTTGTTGCGCCGGCAGATCGGGACCGAGTGGTGTACCCCCGGTATTCGACGAGGCATCATAGATCAGTTTGCTGTCGGCCCAAATGCGCAGCACACCGTCGATCGGCCCCTCGCACATCGCAAGCGCGAAATTACCGAAGTAACTGTAAGTTATACTGGTGACGGAATTCTTGCCGCCTTTACCACCCTTGCTGCCGTGCCTGCTCTCGCTCCTCACCTCTTTGATCGGCGTCGACCAGATAATGTTGCCGCCAATCCGCACACGGCCATACACAACCGGCCTGACAGCGCCAAAGGCCGAACTGGTTACCGCGAGGTCGTTTATCCTGGCGCCTTCCTGCGTTACCTTCGGTGGGAACAGGTAGCCACCCGCGACCCATCCTACGGAGAATCCGATCGAAGCGGCGGTTGCCAACGCAGCGAATGTTGTAAGCCCGGCTGCCGCGCCGATACCAAGACCGGCAGCAGCGGCTACACCGGCAATCGCAAGCTGTGCCATTCAGAAGACACCTGGCATCTGGAACGCAGACACCCAGTGCTGCTGCCACATGCCGATCACCGGCTCTTCCACCACTTTATGATGACCAGCATGGGCATGAACCATATGCATCACGTCGCCTTCGCGTGCTGTTATGATGCCGACATGGCAAGGCGAGCGGGCCTGCTTGAACAATAGAAGATCCGCCGGCTGCGCCACCAATATCCCAACGCGTATGCCACCGGCATTAAGAAAATGCGACATGAACCGGCCGTCGGGGGAGCGAGGATAGCCGGATATATCGTAGTCACCGATGTTGAGCGATCGTCGCACGACCACCACGAGGCCGATGCAGTCTATGCCCTGCCGATTACGGCCTTGGTGAATCCATCGCACGCCGACCCACGACCGTGCTTCGGCAACCACCGTATCACGCGGCACTGCAAGCATCTGCGTCAGCTAGTGGGCTGGTTCGGCGTTAGGATGATCGCGTCGTAACCTGGAATGAAATCTTCGGCGCGACGGTTGATGATGTTGTTGAACTTGTCACGGCAGGTATCGTGGCGCTTGTCGCAGCCGGCGTAGAGCCTGCATGTGTCGCCCAACCCCACCGGGCGTGGCATCGGTAGAAACAGTTCGATCCCATTCGCCGCTTGGTTCCAGTCTTTGATCTCCATGGACCGGCCGTTGTTGGCACCGGACGTCCATGTCAGTGCCCCGCCAGTGAACCACCCGTCGACCGCTCTGCCGTCGCTCACGTCGAGGTTGAAAAAGCGCGTGTCACTGACTGCGGTGACGGTGGCCAACACCGTGAAGTCCGCCAGGTTTACCTTGCACTTTGCGTCGCCGAGGTCGGCGCGGCACTCAGGGGTGTAAATATCACCGACCTTGGCGGCGAGGCGCTGTGCCATGCCGCGCAGTTCGGCCTGGAACGTCCCTCCCGGCGTCGTGCTGATCTCGCCCAGCGTGCCTGCGCGGAGCCGCATGGTGCCCTGCGATAGATCAGCCCAGTTGACGGTAAAAAGGAATATCTCGGCAAAGTCGAACAAGCCAGCGCGTAGCTCCTCGGCAAGCAGCGTCTCGGAGTCGAGAATGCCGGTTACCTCGAGATTGTCGACCGCGAGTGAAGCATCCGCGGCGATCGCGGTCTGCTGATAGCCGATCGCCGACAGATAGATCTCCCCTGATACCTCGAGATCCTGGTCGTGGTCGGTGAAGAAGAATATCGCGCCGTCCCGCCTGACGAGCTGCCAACAGTTGGCTTTCGTCGTTACCTCCTGGGCGAGGTGTGCCTTGAAGGCAGGACTGATTGTCTTCACAGCTTAAGTCCTACAACAGGGATGCTATCCCACTTGATCAGTTCGTTGCCGTTCAGCGTCAGGTTCTGCGTGTCGGTATCAAACCGGCACGGCACATCGAACTCGAGGAAGCCGCTGATCTCGTGACCGGTCGTGCTGCGGATGGCGGTCGACAGGGTAACAAGGCCAGTGTTGATGTCGATCGAGTAATCGCCTGGCGCGTAGATCGGCGTGGCGTTGTTGAACAGGTTGGTCGTGCCGGCGACGACCTTAACAATCTTGCGATTGAATGGTGTGCCGCCAGCAGCGTAGACCTTGTAGATCTGAAATTGGTTGGTAGTACCGTCGGTGATAAACAGCACGGGGACCGGATCGAGATCGCCGGGCGTTTTGTTCCAGAACGGTAGCCGGTAATCCGCCCAGTCCTTGAACCGAAAACCGATCGCTTTGCCCCGTCGTGCATAGAAGAACTGCTGGTAGAGCCGCGCATCCTCGATGGTCTTGATACCGGTCGAGACGTCGTACATCGGCCGCTCACGGCTCCAGTTTATGTTGCGGTGCTCCTGCCCGCTGTCCAACGTGAGAACGGTCGTGCTGAAGGCTGGGCCGCCCTGTGCGCCGGCCGATATGTTAGGCGGGAATTGCACCTCATCGAACGACGCCAGCGGCACCTTACCGGGTCCTTCCCTTTGCCCTGGCCATCTGATCCGCCATCAGCACAGCCATCTGCGGCAGCGACCGGCGGAAGCCTCCCACGGCCTCCGTAGTGGCGCCACGGGCATCGATATTGACATGGACGACCGGAGCATCACCCCCGCCGCCCGCTACGGCCTGCACTTGCTGTTGCTGCCGCTCGGTCAACACGCGCTCGCCCTTTTGCAGGATGGCGGCAAACTCGTTGCCACCGAGACCACCATGGTAGCGTGGCGCATTGGCAAACATCGCCGCCGGCATCAGACGCACGTTGTCGTTGTCCCCGACGATACCGCCTGCATGGTAAAGCCCAGGTAGGCTCATCGGGCTGGCGGCTGGCAGGCTTGCGGCGAATGACTGCGATGATGCCTCGATTGCGCCCAGGTCAGGAAAATTCCCTGGGCCCGTGGCTGCGCCGCCACCAAACAGACCGGCAACCTTGCCGACTAGGCTGATGACCGTGCCGAGAATTCCGCCGCCGCCGCTGCTCTCCGTCTTGGTTGATCCTGGCGTGACGTTATCCAGCGCGTCGAAGATCCCGCCAAGCGTGTCGCGTTTGCCGCCGAACAATGAATTCAACAGCGGATTGAGGACCGCGAGCTTCAGGAACTGCTGCAGGATCTGCTGGGCAACCGACGTCAGCACATTCCGGAAATTCACTGCCGCACCTTGGCCTTGCACGAGTGCCTGAGTGATTGCATTGCCGATGGTGTCGAAGCTGGTCTCAAACATGCCGGCGACGGTGTCGAGCGCTTTCGTATGGTTCTGAAGCGCCAAGTTCATTGAGGCGATCTGCACCTGCTGCGCCACATACTTTTGCCGCACCTCGTCGCTGCTCTCGGAGAGCAGCCGGTTTGCATCCTGCTCAGCCTTGAGTTTGGCGAGGTTCAGCGTGCGCGCGTCGTTGTTCAGCCCGAGCGTGTCGGTCTCTCGCTGGATATATTCGATGGTATCGAGGTTCTGCCGTGATTGCTGTGAGGCTGCGACTGCCCCTTCGCTGCGGGCAACGTCGACGTTCTTCTGCGTCAGTAGTTCTTTCGCCTGCGCGTAAGCCTGCGTGCCACGCTCGCCGAACGCCAGCGCCTCGGTCTCCGCTTTGATCGAGGCGGTGTGCATTACGACCGCGGTGTTGCCTTGCTCGGTCGCTGCGGCCAGCTCTTGATTGGCGGCGATCTGTCGCCCGGCAGTCGCGATCACGAGCTGCATATCCTTGCCGAGGCCTTGGAGGATCACGGCGCGAGCCGCGTCCTTCTCCGCCGCGCTCGCCGCGTGTCCGGTCTCTTTGATCGAAGCTTCGTCGAGCTGTTGATACGCGTCGGCCAGTCGCTTCGCCGCGCCCTCCTCGATGCCAGACACTGCGGTCTGATCGCGGAGGCCCTTGGCGTATTGCTCCGTCGCTGTGCGGAGGTTGACCAGCTGGCCCTCGAGCGGGCCGAGGACGGTGGTGATCTGCTTGCCAGCATCGGAATTCGCGCCAAGCTGGTCGCGCAACTGCTTGAGGCCGTCGATGGTCGCCTGGAGTGCCTCACGCTGCCCGGCTGTCGTGCCCGCAAACTGCTTGGTCGCGTCGTTCCAACGCCCCTGAAGGATCGCGTCGGCCGCGCCGGGCCCGTACTGCTCGGTACCCGTCTTCACATTGCTAGCGGCGCCGGTCTGCTTGAACTGGTTGCCGCCGCTTTCGAGGACAGCAGTCTGCAAGGCGAGCTGCGTCAGCCAATCGGGCCAACCGAAGAGCCCGGCGACAAACTTAATGCCGCCTTGGATATCGGATGGCAGGCTTCCCACGTTCGCCGCAGCCTGCGCCGACAACCGCTTTTCCAGCCCGGCGGTATTTGTGTCGCTGAAGCCGCCGTAAGCCTTGGTGATGCTGCGGACGTCAGCGCCGGGTTGCTGGTTCAGACTGTTGAGCAGACCGAGGCCGGCGATGATGTTCTGTCCTGCGTTGGCCTCGATGAACCCAGTCGGAAGGCCTCGCGCCGCTGCGGTCGATGGCAGCATCTGCATGACGCCCTGCGCGGTCTCTGTCCTGCCCGGTATCGGTGGTCCGCTCAGGACCGTGCCGCCGCTCGCGAACAGCGACGGAAACGCCCGTTGCAGTGCCGCCGTCTGGCTGTCGATCAGCTCTTGCCCCGTCTGCATCGGAGGGCGTGCGTTGTAATTAAAATTGTCGGGCGGGACGATGCCGAGGCCCTTGAGATATTCGCGCAGCCTCGCGATCCAACCGACCGCATCGTTACCGAATTTCCCGAGGTTCGTGGTCAGCGCGTCGAACTGTTTGTTCAGCTCGATCATCGTTTTCTGCAGCGCCGTGCCCTCCTCGGAGGAGTTGCCGACTGCCTTGGTGTAAGCATCGATGATGATGGTCTGCGCCTCGACGATATTTCCCTGCTTCACCAGCATGTCGATGTGACGCGCGAGAGCCTGCGTCATGCCAGGGAATTGACGGTCGGCCAGATCCTGCGCGGCCTTTGCCGGCGTTTGCAGAGCCACCGCAAGGCGCGTGGCTGCTGCCGTCAGATCTTCATTGAACGTGCGCGCCAGGTCGGCGGCGAGCTTCGTCAACTGCACGAGCGAAGCCTGATCGGTCGGCGCATACGGCGCCTGCGATACGATGAGCTGTTGAACAGACCGCGCTTGCGATGTGCTCAGGGTCGTGGACGCACCCGCTGCCTTCGAAGCGCGGTCGATGGTGGTAGCGAGCGCCGCATAGTCGGCACTGACGGCACGCAATTGTTGCTGGAGGTCGATGAACCGTCGCGAGGCACTTTCGGCAGCGACCGCAATGCCAGCGATCGCGGCAGTGATCAGCCCGACCCCAACCGTCAGAGGATTGGCCGCGACCCAGCGCGCGACCGAGGCGAACATATCGCCGATGCCTTTCGCGACGGTTCCGAGGCCCGTCCCGGTGGCAAGCGACACGTCCACGATCTGATGGCCCTGTTGGATGAATGCGGTGAGCAGCGGCGTACCAGCCTGCAGCGAGCTGAAGAATTGCACCGTCTGCACGCTCAGTTGTTGCGTCGCGAAGCGTGCTTGTCCTGCGCTTTCCTCGACAGTTTTGTTCCCTGCCGCCTGGGCTTTCTGCGCAATGACCAATCGATCGGTCGCTTGTGCCGCCATGTTGAGGGCACGCGCCTGCACGTCGCCACTGGTTTTCGAGGCAATGTCGTTGAGCGTCGCGAGCTGCCGTGCCGCCGTTTGCACCTTTGCCGCCAGCGGATCCCATTGCCGCGCGTAACGATCCAACACGGCGGTCTGTGCAGTGGTCGATTTGACGATGCGATCGAGCTGGGTCACCACGACGTCTGCCGCATCGGTCGCCGCCTTGGATCCGGCGGAGCGCGACGCAGCCTTCTTCACCTCGCTCTGATCGACCGTGGCAGCGCTCTTCTCCGCCGCTGCTGCAACGGCTGCCTCGGTGGCAATGACCTTGGCGCCGGCGGCCGCGAAATCGGCGGCGCCTTTCTGTGCGCCGCTTGCGTCGAATATCAGGGCAGTGCGTGCGGTTTCGTCAGCCACTGCCGTTGGCCTTCCGCGGTGGCAACCGCCGCGCGCCCTTGGCTAGGTTGCTGAAGAAATTCTGCACGGCCTCGGGCCCTTCGGCCACTGGCTCATCCTTCTTGCCGCTGCCAAAGGGATTGGTTTTCACGATGAAGTCGATCCTTCCCTTCAGCGCGAGATTGATCTGCGACAGCGGCGTGTTCAGCACGATCTCCGGATCCCAGCCTAGCCAACCGGTCGCCGTTTCGAATACCTGATCGATGTAGTCATCGATCGTCAGGAACCGTTTCCCGAGGCGTGTTCCATCTCTTCAGATCCAGCGGCGGCAGCGACGTCATCGGGGAGCGGCTTACCGCCGTTGCCGAGGATCCCGACATAGTTCAACAGCCCGACCAGAAGCTCGGTACTCAGGCCATTCTTGAACACTGCATCGGGCACTTGCTTACCTGCCGCACCGCCCGTCATGTTCGCTCCGTGCAGGATGACGGCGACGATCGTCGAGAAGTCCTGGTCGACCAGCGCCTGTCGTACTTTCCCAAGTCCGCCCATGCTTGAGATTGCGCTGAGCGCTTTCAGGGTCGGACGCAGGACGATCTCGTCTCCGTTGAGGTGGATCATGACATCCCCCTCGTTGATCTTGGCCATCGGGGCTTTCCTTCTATCGGGGCTCGGGGGAAGAAGGACCGACGGCGCCCCGATAGCTAACCGTCGGCCCTAGGCCTGCGCAGGCTTTCTGGATCAGGCGGCGCCGATGAAGATCTCCGTGTTCACCTCAAGCCGGATGTTCGCTTTGACCACGTTGTTCACGCTGCCAAACTGATACTCGTAGCTGAACACCTTGCCGCCGAAGTAGATCGTGTCGAAGGCGGGATCGGCGCCGTTCAGGGTGACCTTGAACGGGTATGTGTTCTGATCCTGACTGTTCGCGGCCGCCTCAAGTATGGCCTGCCCCGCATCCGTGAGATCGGCGGCGACGACCATCGCCATGGTACCGCCGTTGTATCCCCCCTTGTATTTATACATGCGGCCATCGGCGACGGCCTGGAACGACACCAGGTCGAACACCTTGCCGAAGTTGCCGACGCTCTCGATCTGACCGACCTCCGCGCTGATCGACAGCGCAGTAAAATCAGCAATTGTGTCGGCGCCGCTTTCGATATTCACGAGTGGGGTGTCGCCGACATACAGGCGCGTGCCGAGCACGCCAACAGAACCGGTCATGACCGAACTCCTTTCCAGGGATGATAGAAATCCGGCGGCTGCAGTCGGCCCTTATCGGTCACGCCACCGCGGTGACCGAAAGGGTAGGCTATCGAACGTCGATGACGATGAACGGCACGCTGCCTGAGCAGCGATAGTAGTTGCCGTTGGGTTGTTGCAGCGTGATGCTTCGGTCCAATAAGCTACGAGGCTCGATTGGCGTCGGCGGATTACCGCCATCGGTATTGAGGCCGGGCGCAATGGAGCGCAGCTCCAACAGGGTTGTCATTGCCTCGACCATAGCGAGGCAAGTTATGTTGCCCGAACCGAGCGGCGTGAATGCATGGAAAAAAATGACGCCGGCCTCGATCGAATTCCGCTTGCCAGTGCCACCGAACATCCACTTTTCAGCATACGTGCCTTCGATCGTCAGCGCGATGAACTCTTCCGTCGGATCGTCGAGCGTGTTCTCCCAGACGAGCGGAACAGTGGCATAGGGCGACGCTGCCCACTCAGTCTCGATGTGCGATCGCAGCGCCATGTGGGCACTCACCCAGTCCATCAGCCGTACCGCTTCGGCGTCATCTGCAGCGAGGGATAGGTGATCGGCATGCCAGCCCTCGCATCGTTCCTGGGGCCACCGTACCGGCGGCCGCGATAGATGTGCCTCAGATCTCGCCTGAGCACGTAGCTTTCCTGGAGATCGAGGAAGACGATCTGCGCATCTACCAGAGCCCCGTACTTGGCCACTACCATCTGACGCACCTTCTCGACGACACCTGGCGGCCCATACCGCTCGAACCCTCTGGCTCCAGTATGGATCTTGCGGCTGTAAGGCTGATTGTTCGTGATGATCACCGTGTCGTCGGGTTGGACCTCGTTGGGATCCACTCGGCGTCCGTCTACCAGGGTGAACCAGCTTTCCCGGTAAAGTCCTGGGTGTCCCGGTCGCGCGTCCGTCTTGCTGCCTACCGGCGAAAGAGCGCGCGCCTGGGCGAGGGCGTATGGAACGATCTCGTGCATCCGCAGGAGGCGATAGATGATGATGCCGAACGGCTTGACCTGATCCTCGCTCGATGCGGCGTGGCCATCCACCTCGAGCCTTACCGCAGGACGGGGGGTCTGGGTGCCTAGATACGCGGCGAGCCCGGCCTTCGCAGCGGCGATGTGGCGGCGTTTCGCCTCATCCGGCCCATAACGGTCGAGCTGCAGCCGGATGACCGTCTCGAACGCGCTGGCTGTGGCGGCCATTATGCGCCAAGGGTCGTGAGCCGGTGCATGACAGTCAGCAAGCCGATGGTGGTCGTATCGGTCGTCGCCACGCTGAGTACCTGCCCGTCGCTCGTAATGATCTGGTCGTTCCGCTTCGGCGGGCCGGGCCAACCGGTCTGAGCGATTTCGAGATCGGAGATCGTCACACGTCGCTGGAACTGCGCCATGTTGCCGGCGAGAGGCTGATCTGCCGCATCGTCGATCTTCGCAAGCACGGTCACATCGATCGGCGACGTGCCAAGACGACGCAAGGTCACCTCCTCGCCACGCGTCGTCAGCATCGCGTAGACGGTTTGAGGCGTGAAGCTCATTGGATGACATGATCCCGATATGTCGCGATGATGTCGGCGACCGGCTGCAGATCTGGCGGCAGGCCTTCGTAGATCCCCTGCTGTGACAGCGGGACCCAATAGTCTTCGGCACCAACGCCCTCGATAGAGAAACGGCGCAGCAGCGGATCCCGCGCCGCTGCCGAGTATTTATGGCGCATGATCATGAGCACGGCGTCCTGCACGTCGGCCGGTATCGGGTAGTAGCCAGCGGAATACTGAACGGTGACGCCGCTGCCGCACCAGTTCCCACGGCAGTTGCCAATGAGCCGGTAGATCAGCGCACCCGGCATGTTCGTCTCATAGGCCTCCGGAAGCAGCGTGGTGGTGCCCTCGAGCACAGCGCTGATGAACGTCACCGGCCGGCGTCGGAGCCGGATCGGCAGGCCGTATGGGTGGCTGCCGCCCCATCCGTGGTCGGCATGGTAGTTGATCAACTGGTGCTCGCCGCCATAGCTGAAGCCGCCGCCGAGCAGGCGGAACACCTCGGAGACGTTCTCCTCCGGGAAGACCACACCGCAGATATTGGCGAAGCGCACGGAGGTCGAGGTGATCCAACGCTGAAGCTTCGCGTCCTTCGACGTGTCGGCCGGGTCGATCCCCAGTTCGTCCTTCACGGTATCCAGATCGACCAGGTCGTAGCTGCTGGCCGGGTCGATGACTGTCAGGATGGAGTCCATCAGGTCAACAACTCCCACAACGTGCCATCGACAAGCTCACGCTCGTCCCATTGAGAGTAAGCGAGCGAGTGAACCCACTTCGTCCGATCCGGCATCGCGGGTCGCTCGATCATCTTCAGATCAGTCCGACCGACTAGCGCGGCCGCGGAATCCGGATGCACGAACACCGGAGTGCCCAAAATAACGGCCTCTACTGCGGCAATCGAGCCATGAGTCACCAGAGCATGCGCGGCCGCGAGATCGGCCTGCAGCGGGCGTTTGCTCTCCTTGTCGCGGATCACAAGCTGCCTGTCCGTCACCCTGGCCAGGGCATCGATCGTGTCCGCGATCCAACTCTCGCAGCGGTGGAACCGCGCGTAGGTGCGACTGGGAGCCGCTATGACGATGTGCTTGCCGCTCTGGCGCCAGGGGCGCACCTCGGTCTTGAGAGCCTCCCAGCGGTCGCCTGGAACGTCGCGGATGGCCCTCATCTGGTAGCCGTTGACGTGCCACCGGTAGTAGCCGCCGTTCTCACCACGAGGCAGCCAGCATGCGAACACCCGTCGGGCATACCCACGGTCCCAGTAGACGAATGTCCTGCCGGCCTTGCGCCAATCGGCAATCAGCGCCGTCAGGAGAGGCGTACAGCCGACAACCGGTATGATATCACGCGACAGTGCCGCCAGAGCCTCGACGTCGTGTCGGACGACGCTACCGCCCTTAGCGACGATGTGCCGGCCGATGCGCTCGAACAGGTCAAGCTTGAACTTCTTGAGTTCCGGCGGGATCCACAGACAGGCCTGTGACGCATCCATCAAACCCGCCAGTGCTGCTGGACCCACGGCAATTCCACGAACTGGCTAGGATCCCGAAACCCCGGAAACACCACCAGCCGCGCATCGGCTGGCAAGGCAGTGCTTCGACTGGGCCACCCAGGCTTCTGGAACGCGTAGATGCCGCTTGCCGATCCCGCTTTCCAGCCCGCTGCATCCGGCATCTTGTCCCACAGCCAGCCCTGATCGTCAGGGAACACAAAGTGCCGTACGGTTCGCGCGGCTTCGAGCGAGAAGCGAGACCAGATATCCGGAAAGTATCCGGATCGAAGCATCTGGACCGACCCGTTATACGGACATGGGTTCGACGCGTTGGCTCCCTGCAGGATGACGAACGGTTCTTCCCGATCAAACAGCGGATCGAGTGTCCCGGTCACAACGCTATCGAGATCGAGGCAGACGAGGCGATCACCCGGCGCGATGCCCTGGCTCATCTGCCAGTCCGGATCGAACATTCTGAGGCGCGCGAAGCAACCGGGAACCCGCGTCAGATACGCATCCACAGGCATCGGACGGCAGACCATCCACCGGTAGGGCTGCTTCAGGTGCCGCGCAACACCGGCCTCGAGCTTGGCGAGGTGTTCGTCACCATATAAACTGTTGCCCCAGATCCAGGTTGAGACGTGGAGCACTAGCTCTTGGATGCCGGCAGGCGAGCGAGCGCCTTCTTGCCCCTCTTTTTGTCGGCCTTCACGAAGTCCCTGGCGACGCTCTGCGGTATTCCTATCCGCTTCGCGAACGCCTTGTCATGTTTTGCTGCCCGCATCGTGCGAGCCTGCACCTTGCTCTTGCTTGGCATGGTCCCTCCACAAGATCCCAAACCCGTTGTCCTGGCCGGTCGGGTCGAGCTTGATCTCCTCGTGCCGATAGTGCGGCTTGATGCTCTCCCAGAATGCCGGAACATCAATCTGGTAGGTGCCGGGCCAATTTGGCGGTCGACGCCACGCAATATCGTGGAATGCCACGATGCGCGCCATTGGTCCGTAGAACTTCCAGTCGCTGCTCACGTATGGCAGCGTGTGTCCGCCGTCGATGAGCACAAGGTCGAACGGTCCAAGCCATGCGACCCGGCGAACAACGTCCGCATCTGTGCTGTCGCCCCAGATCAGATGCGCGTGGTAGCCGTTCTTACCCAATTGCTCGACACAGGCCTTGAGCGCGACGCGGCTGGCTGGCCAGTCCTTGCTACCGGCAGGCAGATCGACCGCGACAGCGCGTGATCCTGGCGGCATCGCCCGCGTCACAGCAACCAATGTCCCCCCGAACTTGCAGCCGATCTCGAGGTAGCTGCGCACGCCCTCGCTCCGCACAAGCTCGACGAAGCGCGCCAGTTCGGCCGGATGCTGGAGCGCCTTCATGGCCGTTCCCATATCGCTGCGACGCCCAGCGTCTTCGATAGGTAGGACGTGTGGACCCGCTTGAGCGGTGCCAACTGGCGGTCCAGCAGTTTCATCTCGGCATGGTTCTCCGCCGGCTTGTCGGACGTCGCGCGCCAGCCGAACCATTTATTGGTGCGGTCGCCGATGGTGCCCATGAGCCACTCGAGGTTTCTCGGCTCCATCACCCGCGCGAGCTTATGATACACCGCGAGCATCAGCACGATGTCATAGCGGACATCGCCGAAGACTTTGAGCGCCGGGCCTCCCTGCGTGAGATCCACGACCTCGAACCGCGTCTCGACGCCGCGTAGATCGGCGAATAGCTGCCGGGCCGTCTCGATGCCAGCAACATAGTTGTCGCAGCCATGCACCAGGCGGGCGCCGTTGTTCGCCATTTCAAACGCGACCAGCCCGCGATTGCAGCCGATATCCATAACCGACGCACCCTTGGCACGGATCGTCAGATCGAGCATGCCGTCGAGCCGGATGTCGTGGTAGCCGGCGACCCGGCGCTGCAGCGTGGTCTCGCTGGCTACACTCGGCATAATCGTGCCATGGCGTGCTCGAGCACCTCATCCACTCCGATCGCCTGCATGGCGGCGGCACAGTGCTCACACGGTTGCAGCGAGCCACAGGCCTCCGCGCCGCCCGTCAGGTTGGTGTGCAGGGCGTAGCCGGTGACCTGGGGAGGTATGAAGCCCCCGAAAATGACGACGCCTTCTACGCCCACCGCAGCGGCGGCATGGTGCATCCCACCCTCGCCGCCGATGTAGAGTTTTGCCCGTGCCAGCACCGCCATTGCGTTGCGGAAGCTCGGACTGGGGAAGGAGCGCGCGTTTCGGAGCAGCTTGCCGCCGCGATAATGCAACTGCACGACGTCGAAGCCCTCGTTCCGCAGTGCCTTCGCCACCTCCTCGTACCGCGACAGCGGCCATTGCTTGTTGCTGACCGGCGATTTCGGAGAGGGGTTCGGCTCGATGATGACCAGCGGCGTGTCGCCCACCAGCTTGGCGAACTGCTTTTCTTGCTTCGTCAGATAGATTTCGCCCGGCTTGCAGCGGAAGTCATAGTTCCACTCCCAGCGACCCGGCGTGTGGCGATTGTAGAGCCTGTTCCCCTTGTAGAAATGGATCCATTCCAGATCGAGACTGGCGTTCAGCGACGTCCCCTTCGGCGGGGCGATGTTCGGGTTCCCCTTGAAGATCGTTGGGCTGTTCGCATCCCACAGGATCCGCCGGCCGTCGCCGAAAGCGATGATCTTGCCCCGCGCTGCGGCGCCCTTTGCGAGGCCACTCGCGATCAATTGGTCGCCGAGCCCCACTTATGCGGCCCACCGCCCCAGTTCCTGCCGCCATTCGTCTGCGTAGGGATCCTCTTCGTAGCCCGGCATGTCAGGCGTGCCCTCGGTGAAATGGACAACCTGCGGCTCCTCGACCGGCGGGCTCTGTCGGACCAACCAATTCCAGCGCGGATCCAGCTCGCCGATCTCCTCGTCCTCGAGCCACACAAACCGATGCAGATCGCGACCGGCGAGCGAATTGACGACGTCGACGGAGAGGGCGCGGTTGGACGGATGGTCGCAGTTCCAGATCACCACGGAGGACCAGTTTTTGCGCGCGTATTGGAGCTGCTCCTGGCCGTCCATCTTCACGCCAGGCGGCGGCATGTGCCGATGCTTCACGCAATAGATGGCCTTCGCTTGATCGAGATCATCGAACACGCGAGCCAGATTGCCGCGCACCAGGACATCCCCGTCCATGAACAGAGCCCAGCCGTTCACCGCGAGATGCGGAACCAGGAACCGCGCGCAGGCATGCTGCGTGGACATCGGTGCGTCGGAGATCGTGTCCCACATGATGCGGTTCGCGGCCGGTCCCTCGCGCCATTCGATCGGACGTCGGTAGAGTCCAAGCTCCTGCAACCGCGCCAGCACTATACCCCGAATAGCGATCGGCTGCGTGAGCCGCCGCTGCGCCGACGACCGCGCCACCGCATAGGCCGCTGCCTCGCGTGGGTCGAAGCCAAGGAAGATACTGCGGTTCATGATCTCCATTCGTGCAGTGCTTCTTCGAGCTTGACCTTCGGAAAGCACGTCAGGACCGAGAGGTCCGAAGCGTTGAGCACCTGAACACCGGCCGCTTTGAGTTGCACGGACGCGGTGACGAAAGCGGCACGCCAGCGCTTGAAGTTCCACTCGGCTGGGTTCGATCGCCCGTTGCCGTTTGCCCTGCCATACCAATGGACGCCGAACTGGTCGGTCATGTCGAAGCCGATCAGCAGCACGCGGCGCGCGCCGAACAGCACAGCGAGGTTCAACGCCTGGAAGCCAGAATTGCCGCCCGAACCAACGGCAGGCTCTGTCAGAACCAGTCGATCGCAAGACGGATCCTTGACCTGAACGACGTGGATATCAGGGAACCGGCTGGTGAGCCTGCCGGTCGCACAGACCTTCAGACCGGTGTAGTTCGGCAGGCCGTTCGCATTCCTCCACCATGCCGCGTCGCAGCCATAGAGCACGTCAGCCCACGGAGCGAGTTCAACATTCTCCTTGATCGCGATGACCCGCATCTGGCCTTGCAGCGCGTCTACCTTCACCCGTTTGGTGGATGGTCCGCTGGCGACGATGGCGCAGGCCTTGCCGGTCCAGTCTAGGAACCATGCCGGTCGGACGGGCGCAGCCATATCAGGGCGCGTAGATACGCGCACGCACGGCGGCATCCTTCGCTTCCAACAACTTGCGCAGCGCCACCGTGCGTTCGGGGTTGCGCGGCAGATCGTTGACGACTGCCTGCGCCAGTATGCCGAACTGTCGGCTGATCTCCGCGAGATGCGGCGGCAAATGGGCATAGTCGAAGAACTGCAGGATCGGCTCGCTTCTTGTCTCGCTCATCACCACTTTGTCCCATCAGCACCGAGCTGCGTCAGATCGCGGCCAGGCTTGCCCTCAGGCCCAGGCTCTCCAGGTTTGCCTGTGGCGCCATCTTTGCCGTCGCGACCTTTCTTCACCGCGAGCCGCCAGTCGGAATTCGGGGCGTAAACCGGCTTCAGCTTGGTGTCGCGACGCGCGATCCAGTATTCGCCGCCAAGCGAGACGCCGTCGCCCTTGGCGTAAGCGCCATCCTTCCAAACCCCACGATCGATCGGCAGACCGGTGGTGATGACGTTCTGACTGATCACCTCGCCATTGCGCGCAAGCGTCACGATGATCGTTCGTCCATCGTCTGGCGTTGTTGCGCTCATTTCCTCCGCACTGAGGCCGTCACGCCCGTTCTGGCCGGGGAGACCATCTTTTCCATCGATGCCATCGCGGCCTGGAGGGCCAGACGGTCCAAGTTGGCCATCTCTACCGTCGCGACCGGGAGCGCCATCCTGACCGGCTTCGGCGGGTGGGATCGCCGCGACAGCCTCGGCCACGGCCTTCAGCACGATGCCTTTCGTGACTTCCGGATCCGCGTCGGCACCGTCTTTGCCCGGCGGACCAGCTTCAGCGGGCGGGAATACCGCCACGGCTTCCGCAACCATCCGAGCGACCAGCCTCTTAGTAGCCTCGGGGTCAACATCGACACCATCCTTTCCGTCGCGCCCAGGCGGTCCTCGCGGGCCTTCTACCAGCGCGCGCGCCTCAAGCGCCTCGATACGTGCCAACAGCGGAGCTGCCGCACGCTCCATCGCCTGGTGGAGCGGCGGCATCAGGGCCTCAATGACGGTGCGCACCTCGAGTGCGTTCATCTCCGGGGCCCCTTGTCTGGCTTACGCCGCGAGCAGGCGCAGTTGGGTGTTCGCCTCCAGCCGGACGAGCTGGGCAAGCGCCTCGAGATCGAGGTCTCGCTGTTGATCGTCGGCTGGAGGCGGAATCGCCGGAGCCGGGCTCGGGGCAGGCCCGGTCGCAGCGAATGGATCCTCGCTCGCGTCACGCTTGGCGAGCGCAGCAAGGCTGTAGTCCTGATGCTGCAGGTACGGCGTATCACCGCCCTCGACCGGCTTGTATCCCAATCTCTTCCGGCCTTCGTTCGGCGCCAGCAATCCGCCGCGCACACCGTCGGAGAGCGCTTTCAGCAGAGTGGCTGTATCCATTCGCATCAGATTGTCGAGGTCGAACTCGGTGCCATAGGTCTTGCCGACGAGATCGGTGAGCCCGAGGCCCTCGTCGAGGCAGATCTCGATGTTCTCAAACAGCGCCTGCAGACATTGCGAGTAATATTGCTGATCGAGCGCTTCGACGTTGTTGTAGTTGGGCATCGGGCCGATGCTGATCTTGTGCGGCGGGACGTGGAAGCACGAGCACACCGTCTCCGCGCTCCACTTCAACTGCTCGATCAACTGCGCATCGACTGCGTTGATCGACATCGCCTCGTATTTCAGCCCATCGCCCACAACAGCTACGCGGCCGACATTGTCGCCCGTGTAGTTCGCCTCCCAGTGCGCCTTCAGGCGCTTCGCGTCTTCTTCAGTGACCCGGCCGGGCGCGATCAGAATGCCGCTCGGCTGTGATTGCTGCCGAAAGAACGTCGATGACTGGTTCTGAATATTGAGCCCGGTCGCCGCAGCGAGGCCGCACGCAGTAAGTGGCGAGACACCGCACAGCGGATGATAGAGCGGCACCATTACATCGTGGATTATCTCGCTCGCCGGAACGATGAGGTTGTCGCCGCTTTCCTCGGTGATGCCGGCGAGATTGTCGCGTGATAACTGGTAGAACACCTCGCCGTCGGGTGCGACGAGCGCCCGAGTACGCATCGGGTCCAGGATGTACATAGCGCGCACCGCGCCCTGGAACTGGCCGCTCCCGCGATTGTCGCGCTCCTTCAGAACATACGTGTTGCCGTGAACCAGCTTGGACACGATCCACTGCTCATAGAACTTGATGCGGTTCTGGTAACGGTTGGGCTTCGCCAGTACTGGGCTGAACGTCGGCGAGAAAGTCTCCGACCAGATGCCGTTGTCGTCCTGCTCGACGAGACGAACCTCGACCTTGCTGATATCGCTCGCGATCAAGGTGATGCACGAATAGACCGCGTGGAACGTGGCGATGCTTTCGGGCCGAAGCTCGAGGTTGCGCTGCCATGCTCCGGTGAACGGCTCGCGGACCAGCGGATAGAACGGATACCATCCCCGGCCGCTGTCGATGGCGGAACCGGAATATGACTTAGCCTCGGTCTCCCAGGTGACGGGGGCCGCCATGCCTCACTCCTCAGGCCGCAGATCGCGGCGGCGATAGGTGCGACGCCGCGTGTCTTCGTCTGGCGTTTCCTGCAGCTCTTTGCTTTCCAGGGCAGGCTGCGGCGGCAATGGAGGCGGCCGCGGAGGTGGCGCCGCTTCCGGCGGAGCATCCAACGCCACACCACGGAACTTGAGGATCTTCGCCTCGCGCTCCGTCACCTCGAGCACCTCGCCTTCCTGCGCGTCGCGCTGCTTCTCGCGGTTCCACACTCTGCGGCCTTTGGCCACGACGATCTTGACCATGCTTCCTCCTGGCCTAGGTGAGGCCCGCAACCACGATGATCATCATCGCGCCGAGTACGCCGAGCAGGATCGCGTGCTGGCCCATTAGTTGGACAGCAACCAACCGTGGCGGGCTAAGGACACAAGAATGATGATCAGGCAGAGGAGCACGATCACCAATTTTAGTATCGGATCGATCAACACGGGACCTCGCGCGACGATCACGATAAGATCGACGAGCCAGCATCCTAGCCACGCGATGATCACGTACACGATGGCTTTCTCTTGCATGGCGTTACCTCGCTATTGCGATCTCCGCCTCGCCCGTCCTGTGACGAGGGCTTAGCCTATGAAGTGTCATGTCGGTTCCTGGCAAAAAGCCAAGTGTGAGCACCCTCATGGCGGGAGCCTCTGACGAGGCGGAGACGCACGGCTTACTCGGCGTACTTGGCGCCCGAGATATAGCCCACACATTCAGGCCGACGCTTCGCCCAGTTGATGTAGCGCTCCGCCTTGATCGCCATCATGTTCTGCTGCCACATACTGATCATTACCGTCGAAGAAGATGGCGGCGAGTCAGGCGCAGTGTCCATCTGCAACGAGGCCTCACGCGACGCATCGATGACCACCTGACCGTCGTCCGCGAGCAGAATATCGCTCGCATTGGCCAGGATGATTGGGAAGCCGTCAGACGGCGAGCCACCAGACTGAGGAACGCCCTCGGAGGTGACCACCGGCAGACCGATGAACGTGCCTCCCTGCATCGTAATGCCTGGGTATTCCGGCTGGCCCAGCCCGTTCAGGATCAAGTGGATCCCGAGTGCTGTCTGCTGCGTCATGATCCAGACCGCGCTGGTCATCTGCAGGTTGCTGTCGAGGAACGTGGCCATAAGGCTACGCACATCGGCGCGCAGCGCCGCAGCCGTAGTGCCGGATGCAGGGACCGGTGTGACACCATACGTGATCGAGGCTGGCGAAACGTCGTTGGAAGCCTTCGTCGGATCGACGAACTGCGAATCCATATATTGGATGATTGCCGCTGCGAGTTCGTCGCGTACCAGCATCTCAGCTGCCGGATTGGAAAGACGCACCAGCTCATCGGTGAGCACGATAATGCCGGCGATTTTCGCAATATCAAGCGTGATGGAGTCGAACGCCATCGACGAGATAGGTTTGACCTTCCCTTCGCCGACCCAACCGACACTTGCAGCGCCAGTCTGTCTCGGGATCTTCACCTTGAATGGCACGCGCCTCAGTCCTGGGATCCGACCGATGATCGTGAGCGGCCGCAGGTACTCGATGAACTCGCTCTGGAGGTTCTGATAGACAACCAGCGGACCAGCCCATGCAGGGTCGGTCGTGGTGCCAGCCTGAGCCGCAGCACGCAGTGAAATTTCAACCTCGGGCGTCTCATTACGCCACCGCTCATTGCCTGTCGCGAGCCGCTCCGCCTGCATCAGATTGCCTTTGGCAACCATGAGCGCCATCGCAAAGCGGGTGAACGGAATTCCCGGCGGCAGCTTCGTCTTCACCGTCGCGGCCACAGTGCCCGCCCGCGCCTGGCTGGCGCTTTCCGGATCCCTGACGTTATCCACGGCTCTTGCCGCGGCGGTGTTCATCTTTTCCATCTTGCGGAGATCGACCAGTTCGCGGTCGACGTCCTCCAGCTCGCGCTGCAGGGTCTCGAACTCCTCGCGCTCGGCCTCGTCCTTGGTGCGGTTCTCCTCCATCGCACCGTCCTGGATCTCGGAGAGACGTGCCGACTTGGCCTGACGCGTCGCCTCCATCGCAGCGATCTGCTCGCTGATTGTCTTCTTAGCCATGGGTTTTGCCCTCACGGGTTGCCTAGGTTGCTTTCCCGTTGCGCCGGGCTGTGGATCGGCCGATCGCGCAGTGCCATTCGCGGCGCGCAAGTCGGCATCGATGGACTTGATCAGGTTGATGGTGGCGTCCTGGTTCGCTGGCACCGTGACAAGCGACAACTCCAACACCTCGGTCTCGGCGAAACGCACGCCGCCTTTATCGATGAACGAGTACTCGATCGGTCGGAAGCCGATGGACACGCCACGCACGAGGCCTGCTTTAACCGACTGCCACGCCTCATCGATGCGGTCCTTCAGCACGCCAGGTTCCGAGACCTTGGCAAGCGAGGCCTCGAAATCGATGCCGTTCTTCGTCGGCTTGTCGAACGTGGCGAGCCCCACCGGCTTGTCGGTCTTGTGCTGCCACAGCAGCGGCATCGGGTTGGCGAACTTCACGCCAAGCGGCTCGATGATGTCGCCCATGCGGTCGGTGTTAGGCGTGGTCGCGACACCACGGATGACGCGGCTCTCCTCGTTGACCGATTTGATCTCGATCACCGAGTAGGCGCGGGTCGACATGTCCATGTCGGACCTCTCTCTGGTTGTGATGGGACTTGTGTTCTGCAACCGGCTTGATCCGGCGTTGCAATCGCTCAGTGCTCTGGGCTAGGAGCGAGCGGACCGCCGCCGTGTTGGGCACGGGCGACGGTCCTGACCGCTAACCGAAGAGGAAACCTTCGATCATGGCTACGCACACCATATCAACACCCGTCCGCAAACGCACATCGTTTGGTCGCATAACCTTGTGGGTCATCGGCATCTTGGCCATCCCAGTCGTCATGGCCGCGCTTATAGACAGCAACCCAACTCGGCCATTCCAGCCGGCACAAGCCACGGCTCACGCGGAGCCACTGCAACCGCAGATATTCATCCTAGCGAGGAAGCCAGACTCCTCCGATCGCTATGCAGATTGCGAGGTTGACCTCGTGATGAGCAACCTGTCCTCCGAGGTCGTCAGCATGTCCGGTACCGTTCAGGGCTACACGCAAGGCGGTGGTGACGGCACAGGATACTTCAGCTTCGAATTCGTAGAGCCGGGCAAAGACAAGCTGGTGAAGGCAAGACTGAGTACTTACTGCCGCCCTACCGGCTTTGTGACTCTCGTCTCCGTCATCGTCCGAGAGATCAATGTCTGCAAACTGTCCGGCGACTACTACCGGGATTGTGGAGCTATCACAGCCCCCGGCAAATGGGCCGATAGCGTCACAAACACTGTCCCGCTCAGAGTGGATCTGAAGTAACCCGCACCATCAACACGCCCTCCGCGTTACTGGCATTGAGAAACACAATGCCAGCCAGACTGCGCGGTACGGTGCGGTTTGGCCGGGTGCGGTACGGCAAGGTCAGGCAAGGCGAGGCGGGGTGAGGTGTGGTAAGGCAAGGGAGAAGAGCCGCTTCGGCGGCTTTTCCATTTTCACGCGAAATAAAGTTGATACGCTGGCGCTAGTTTCGGATCCGGATTAGCGATCATAACGTCGACCGCGTCGAATAGTGCCATTGCCGGATCGATTTTCGCGTCGCCAGCGTTCGCCTTGGTTGCCCTCAACGCTGTCGCCGTCGCCTCGATCTTCAGATTGCCGATGGCCCATCCCATCAGCCGTGAGCCGTGGTGGCGCATCGTGCCAGACGCTAGCCGCCGTTCCGCCGTTTTGATCGCGCGCATCAGGCGGATGCCCTGGTTCACGCCGACGAGCAGCTTGTTGTCCTGCGTGACTTCTATCTGATCGAGCAGATCCACGAACTCGCCGAACGGGCCTTCGCTGTCCGCAGCCACCGCGCCGAGGATATCCCGGTTCTTGATCTCTGCGATCATGCTGACGATCTCGGGATCCACCACAGCGATGTCCTCGACGATCGTCAGGTCACCGTCAGCTTCGAAGTCCAGGAGGTGCTGGGCGATCGAGCGTCGGCGGGTGAGCACGCCGACGTGGCACCAAGCATGCGACCAGAGCAGCCAATCCTTCGTCTGCTTGTCCCGGCCGAGCACGGCTAGACCGAACAGGTCGTCGAGGCCTCCGCCGTCGATGCCGACCACGATCACATCAGACCGCGCTAGCACCTCCTGGTACGTCAGTGTCGGGTCCGCCCGGTCGAGCCAGTACTCGGCGCCTGGCCAGCGATCCGTGCGCAGATTGATGCCGATCTCGATGTTGAAGTGCTGGGACGCGAACAGCGCCAGTGCCTGCACGCCATCACGCTCAGCCTTCATCAGCTCCCGCTCGAGGAACCCCTCGTCCACCGAGCGATTGATGTTCGGGTTCACCAGTGGCCAGTAACACTTCTCCTTCCATGCCCCATCGTTCGCGATGCGCGCCGGCAGTTCGTAGAGGATCGGCAGCAGCGGAAGCTTGAGCTTCCCGTCCCGCACGTCGCGCGCGTTGTGCAGCTCAGTGCGGAACACTCCGACCGGCGGGCTCTTCGACTGCGTGGTGATCTGGATCAGGAACCCGTCAGGCCTCGCCGCGAGCGCTCCCCTGATCTCGACGAAGATCGCATGGGCAGCCGACTTGTTGGCGAAGACGTGCGTCTCATCAATCAGGATGTAAGCGGAGCGGATGCCGGTGACGATATCGGTGTCCGCCGCCTTCACCTGAAGCTTCGCACCCGTGTTCCGGTGCGTGATGGTGCGGATATGGTTCTGAGTGTGGAAGAGCTTGCTCAACGCGGCGTCGAGCCGGATCGATCCGTCGCAATGCTGGAACGCTCTGTCCGCCACATCCTTGGTCGGCGCGATCAGCGTCAGTTCCGCCTCAGGTCGCCGGTTGAGGATCAGCGCCGTCAGCATAATGCAGGCCGCCGCGCCCGTCTTCCAGTTCTTCTTCGGTATGAGCCAGAAGACCTCGTTCAGCGCGCGCCGATTGGCGACTGCGTCGTAGCTGCCAAAGATGGCCTCGACGATCGGGAACAGCCAGGGCCCAGCAGCCTCGCCATTGGTCGGCGTCCCGATTACGTCCGGGATGCGTAACCGCTTGAACACCCGCAGCGCCTTGTCCGCCTCCTCGCGGTACAGCGGCAAATCCGGCACGAGAGAGCGGCCGGCGAGCAGCCGCTCTTCCCAGTCGGGGCAGGAGGTGTCCCAGTCTGTCAACGGCTGGAACGTACCCGCACTAGGGTGAGGCCGAGCAGCCCCAGGCCGAGCAGCGCCAGCGAGGCTGGCTCTGGCACCGCCTCTGCGCTAGCCGAGAAGGTGCCGCTGACCGACGAGGTGAAGCTGCCGATGCTGCTGCCGACGATCTGGAAGGCTGGCGAGATATTGGCGAACGCCAGCCCGACCGCCGATGGCTGCAACAGATCGGTTATGACGTCGCTCGTGAGCGTCAAGCTGTCAGGCGGCGCACCAACCGCCAGCGCACCTCCAGCGCCACTGCCGAACGTCACATCACTGAACACGCCACTGAGGTAATTGGTGCCGGTGCCGCCAGCCGCACTGGTGATCGAGAACGTGCCGCTGAACTTTTGCGCCGAGCCACCCAAGATCGGCACGGCAGCTCCATCGGATGCAGCAGCCAGATTGAAGAATGCCGCAGTGGGCGATCCATTCTCGATCTGCGTGATACTGATCGATGCGTTGGCGGCGGTGAGCGTCGTTGCGTCCTGGGCGCCGTTCTCGGTGGCGGTGATGGGTGTGCCGCTAGTTTGCCCGAACGTCAGGATGACCGCAGCACTGGCCGGCGCAGTGAAGCAGACGGCGGTGAATGCAAGGGCCGCTGCGGCGATAGCT